CAAGCAATTGCCATTGCTCTTTCGGAAGCTGGCATGAGCCGTCAAGGGAAGAGTGATGCCTACTGGGATAATTATTTCATGACTCTCATTGGAGAAGAGGAGGAGGAAGAAGAGGAAGAAGAAGAGGGTATGGAAGAGATGGAGGACGGCTCCTGTGGAAAAAAGCGCTAAGGGGTGATGCCGAAAGCTTTGCCCCTCCTGCCGCCGTACGATCTGCTGCCCGTCGTGGCTTGGAACTACGCAAGAAACATGGGAAAGGAGGCTTGACGACGCAGGAAGCGGGCAAGCAGGGCATCGGAAGCGGCGTTGCTCGTGCAGGCGACTTAGCCGGTGGCAGTAAGATTAGTTTTGCCACAATCAAACGCATGTCTGCATTTTTCTCTCGCCATGAAAAGAATAAAAGTGGCGGCGAAGATGATGCCGGTTACATTGCTTGGCTTCTGTGGGGCGGCGATGCTGGTAGGGCATGGGCGAATCGCATTATTAAGATGGTGGAAAGTCGCAAGAAAGACTCATGAGCGAATACGTACGTGTCATCGAGGAAGAGGATGAAGGTATTGGCGTAATGAAGGCTCTGGCTATTTTGTCGGCGCACGAACATCGCAATACTTCCCTCTGGCGACTTGTTGAGCAGCAGCATTTCAAGAATGGCCGCTTAGAGGAAACGCATATTTTCGTGGAGAATCACTACGAAAAGCCAGATGAGCATTTTACGCCCATCAAAATGCTTGTCTTTGAGGCTGAAGCCATTGCGAAATCCTACGTGATGAGCGGCATCGAAGACCAGCTTCTCGACTTGCAGGACGATGATGATGACGAGGATTGATTATTTGTTTTCCTGATAAATGCCTGTTATCAAGAATTCAACTAATCTTTGCAATAAACGATGGGTAGCCCATTAACCACAGCACGCTAATTCCATAGAGACCACTAAGCGTGCGAATTTGCACGCAATCTGGCGGGGCAGTTCCTTTTTCAATGCGGCAATAGGAACTTTGGCTAATGTGCAGCTCTTTTGCCACGTCATGTTGAGTGAGCCCGGCATTAAGCCGGGCTTCTTTAATGCGACTTGCAATAAGAATACGTGCTTCCTGGTGGGGAAGTTTAAGAGCGTCTGTCGTGCTACGTGCCAAGAACATCACAAGAATTTATTCCGTTTTGCATAAGCTCATAAAGTATAACATTTGCTTCTTGATAAAGTATGAATATGAGCACCATTTCCTGCCGATACGATTTCTCTCCTATTGAGAAATACGAACTCACGCCGGAAGGTTATCTTCGGGCATGGGCTTCTATCGCACGCACTGGCATCCAACACTACACAGATAGTGATGGTTCCATTCGTCGCGAATATCGTCCTGAAACAGAAGTGGCGTCTCCCGATAGTCTTGCTTCGTTTGCGGGCAAGGCCATCACTTCAGAACATCCGCCTGTGCTTCTCGATTCCGAGAATACTAAAGACTATCAAGTGGGCTTTAGTGGCACTGAAGTGGTGTACGACAATGGTTTCGTCAAAGCAGTGATGACCATCACTGACGAAGACACCATCAAGCGCATCATGAAAGGCGATGCTCGTGAGGTAAGCGCGGGCTATAGGGTGAATTATGATCCTACGCCTGGCGTTACAGAAAACGGCGAACATTACGATGGCGTCCAAAAGGAAATCATCGGCAATCACATCGCTGTTGTCCGCCGGGGCCGCGCCGGCCCGCAAGTGAAGCTCCATCTTGATAGGCAAGATGCTGCCGATCCATCTTTATTTAAAACAACTGAGGAACGTCTTATGACTGCCAAAGTCGTATTCGACGGCGCCGAGTTCGAGGTGAGTGAGGGCGTTGCTCTTGCTATCACCAAAGAACGGGAAGATGGCCGTATGTCCTACGAGGACATGAAGAAAAAGTACGACGAACTGCAAGCCTCCGCTGCTTCCATGAAAGAAGAAATGGATGCAATGGAAAAAGAAATGAAGGGCAAGTGCGATTCCGCTGAGGGTCGCGCTGATGCTCTGGCTGAGCAGATCGAAGAACTGAAGACCGAACTGGCTGCTGCTCAAGAAATCAACCTTGATTCCATGGTTGAAGAGCGTGTGGCTCTCATCGAGAAGGCCAAGCCTGTTCTCGATAGTGCCTATGCATTCGCTGGCAAAACTGCTCGCGAAGTGATGGTTGATTCCATCAAGGCAGTGCGTGGTGATGAGCTTGATCTTTCTGAGAAGAGCGATGACTACGTGCAGGCAATGTTCGACACTCTCTCTGAGGGTCGTTCTGACTCTGCCACCACTGATGAGCTGCGTAAAGCCGTAGCTTCCATTGCTTCTCCTGTTTCTGCGCCCTCTGCCTACATGGACATGCTGCAGAATGCTTGGAAGAAGCCCCTTTCCATCTCCAAGGAGGCTAAGTAATTATGGCCGTAACTTTCTCTGCTTCGGGCACCGCCTCCGCTGGTGGCGTGCAACAGAGCTACGCTCTTGAGCACAATGCACTGCTGGAAGGTCAACTGTCTGACATCCGCGACAACACCATTGGCACCTATGTCAATGAAACCGGCGCTGTGCTGCCTTTCGGCAATGTGGTTGTATACAACACCGCTGGCACCGCCGCTAATTCTGCTGCTACCATTTCTGGCGCTTCTGACACTGTTCAAGGCGTGAACGTTCTCACCTACGTTGACGAAACTGCCCTTGATTCCAACAGCCGTCCTGGCGTGAAGAATCAGCAAGTGCTGAACGTTGCCAATGAGGGTGCAGTCGCCGTTTATGTGACTGGCGCCGTTTCGCCCACTTCGCCTGTTCGTGTGCTGTATTCCGCTAGCGGCACTGGCAAGGCTGGTCAATTCTCTCATGCTTTTGCCTCTGGCAAAACCGTTCGCCTTGCAGGCGCTCGTTTCCTGACTTCGACTACTGGCAGCGGTCTTGCAATTCTGGAGCTGAATGGCCCCAGCTTTACTCTTTCCGCTGATTCTTGATAGGAGGCCCTAACAATGTCTGAATTCCGTATGGATGACGCGGGTCTGTTCCTTGAGCGTCAGCTTGAGTACATCCGCCCCCAAGTGTTTGAAGTGCAGTATGCGGATATTAAATATCCGACCATTCTGCCTGTTACTAGCGAAGCTGGTCCCGGTGCCCAGACCTTCACCTATCGCATCATGGACTCCACTGGTGAGTTCAAGCTGATTGCTGATGCTGCTGATGATCTGCCTCGTGCCGACATCAGCCAAGTCGAGAAGAGCATCAACATCCGCTCTTTCGGTGGTTCTTTCGGTTATACCGTACAAGAACTGCGTGCTGCTCAAATGGCCAACATCGCTCTGGAGCAGCGTCGTGCTGCTGCTGTGCGCCGTGCCTATGAGGAGAAAGTGGAAGAAGTGGCTCTGTTCGGTGAGAGCACCGTGGGCCTGTCTGGTTTCTTCAACAACTCCACCGTGGATGTTGTTGCTGCTGATAAGTGGTTCACCGGTAGCGGCACCACTGCTCAGGAAATGCTTGAGCTGCTGAACTATGGCGTGACTGCCATTATCAATGGTTCCAAGATGAAGGAGCAGCCCGACACCATCCTCATGTCCTATGAGGACTATAACAAGGTGAGCACCACTCGCAACTCCGACTCTTCGGACGTGACCGTGCTGGAATACTTCCTGCGCACCAACCCCTACATCCGTAACGTTGAGCCTATCAACCAACTGGATGCCGATAACAGCGTGCTGAATACCAACCGCATGGTTGTGTACAAGCGTGATCCCGAGAAAGTGCAACTGCACATTCCTCAGCCGCTGGAACTCTTCCCGCCCCAACAGCGCGGCCTTGAGTTCATTGTTCCCGCTCATGCTCGTGTGGGTGGCGTGGCTCTGTACTATCCCAAGAGCGTTATCTACGTTCAAGCTTCTGCCTGAGGATAGTTAATCAAGAGAAGGGCGTTAAGCTATGGACAATTGTTTCTTTTGAACAATGCTCATTGCTTATCGCCCCGAACTTGAGAACCCGCCCCGTGAAGGCGGGTTTGGCATTATTACGCAAACAGGCTTGATTCAGCTCACGCCTGGTCTTAATCAAGATATTCCAGAGCATCAATGGAAAGTGGCCCGCGAAAATAAGGCAGTCAAACGTCTTATGAACATTGGGGCCATCGAAGAAGTGCGTGAACAGATCATGGTGGAAGACATTCCTCAAGATGTGCAAACGCTTTCTCAAATGCCATTGGTTGAAGCTATCCGCATGATTGAACTCATTCATGACCCGGATCAGTTGAATGGCTGGAAGAAAATTGAAGGCCGTGTGCGCGTACGTAATGCCATTAATAAGCGCATTGAAAACATTCGCATTGGGAAGGCCTGATTATGGCCGTCACTTATGCGAGTTTTCTTGAGCGCTTCCCTGAATTCACTCCTCATCCATCGGGCATTGTAAACGGCGCCATTTCTGAAGCCACTTACGATGCCTCTGCAGATGTATTTGGAGAGCAAACTGATAGGGCGGTTAAGTTTCTTGCTGCTCATATCATTGCCATTCAACTTGCGCAGATGGGCATTCAAATTGGTGCCACTGATGGCAAGGTTTATGGTGAGGGGCTAGATGCCACTCAATATGGTCAAGAGTTCAAGCGTATGCTGAATCTTCTTCCTTCCTCTTCTGTTGGTTTCGTTGTATGAGCAATTTCCTGGAGCCACTTGCCAATTCCACGCTGGTATGGTCAGTGGCTTCGGGCTATGCACTTGATAGCGAAACTGGCAATTACGTGGCCGTTGCAACTGGCGTTACTTACTACGCAACGTTGAGACAAAAGCGTAATCCTCAGTATGATTACTTGCTTGGCGCAGATCAGACGGCCGTTTACATGGAAGGTCGTCTCACTTCTCCACTTACGCTTTCTGGCGTAACGCCTGGTGATTCTGCGCGAGCAACAATCAATGGAAGAGAAGGGCGTTTTGAACTGTTGCCAAACGAAGAAATTGCTATTCATTATTGGCAATTCTTGGGCACGCCAATTAGAGGAATTTTTAGACTAATTGGCAAAGGAAGCGTTGACAATGCTTGATTAAATCAAGCCTTCGCCGCTTAATCATTCTTTTCTTCCATTGCTGAGGTTTTTCTCATGCTCTACCATCCCACTGAACTGGTGAAGAGCCAAGACGTGATTGTGCGCGTTGGCTCGATCAACGGCACTGCACGCCCTGTTATCACCCAGAGCGGCGCTACCTTCACTGTGAGCGGCGCCCCTACTCTCTACACCCTCCAAGCCGCTACGACGGCTTCTGTTGCCTTTAACGATGGCAACCAAGAATTCTATCTGCTTGGTGGCGGCGGTTTCGCTGATAGCGTTATCGTTACCAGTCAAGCCACTGCTTCTGTCACTTCCTACTTCCAGAAGGACGTTGATGGCACCACTTTCCTGCCCAATAGCTTTGACGAAGCGTTCCAAGTGATCAGCTCGGCTCGTTACGACAAGAACGCTGAAGTGTACGTGGAAATCAACAAGCAGCTTGGTGCTTCTGGTGCCACTTACTACTATGATCGCGTGGCCTACGTGGGTCGCGTGATGAACTATAACGAGAGCTATCCTGCCGATAACCTCGTAGAATGCACCTTTGATCTGATTAGTCGTGGTCGCATTGGCATTCACCAGAATGCTGAGAACACTGGCTCGCTCATCCCTTCGGCTCCCAATAGCTGATTCATCTTTCCATTGTTCTTTGCTAGCCTCTCCTTACGGAGAGGCTTTTTATTGTGAACATTACACAGCTTCGGGAAGTTGTCACTGAACTACTATCTGCATCACCCAATTTAATTGGCACCTATACGTTGCCAAACAATTCAACTATTCCTGCTGTGTATGTAGTTGGAAGGCAAAGCGTTCCCAATGAGTGGAAAGTGAAGGGGCTAGAAGTGACAATGCGAGAGTTTCCTCAATTGAATCCCCGCTCTCCATTGGGAGGCGCTGTGAAGGTAAACCAGATATGGGAAGTAGTGCTCACGCAGTTCACGCCTAATAGCGGCACGCTTGCCACTGCCATGGACAGGATGGTTAGACGTTTTCCCGATGCCACGCCACGATATTTTCCCGGAGACGATATTGCCTATGAGCGCTGTCGCTTCATGGTGCCCGATATGATTCTGCGCAATCTGATAGCACCATGAGCGGAATTATTGTCGGCGGCTCGTTCAGCAATCCAAATAACTTAGCGGCAAAACTCGCGAAGGCTTTTGAGGAGTGGACAAGAGAGGACATTCAAAAAGAGTATTGGAATGAACAATTTAGAGATATGGACAGATGGCAGTATGGAGGAGAGACGCGCAGAAAAAATGGCGATTTAATTAGCGAAGGTCGTCGCGATATTTATGATCTTGGTGCTCTCTATGAAAGCGGACTAGAAAATTTCAATGTAACCCTAGGCAGTTCTGCGATTGTTGCATCATGGACATGGGATGCGATCAACCCCAAGAATGGCTATCACTATGCAGTTGATGTGCATGAAGGACTGGGAACAAGCGCTGGTTATCCTCGACAATGGACAGACGAGCTTGCTTCGCCTGCATTGTTTGAAGGAAGCGACGTGCAGTTAGCATTGAAGCGCCGAATTAAATTTGCGTTTAGTGCATGAATATTGACTATCTGTGGAGCGAAGACCGCTCTGTTCATGCCATTAATAATCAGCTTGACGGAGCGTCCATGGAGGTGGGCATCCTCTGTCTTATTTCTTGTCGAGACGAGACCATTAGAATAAGCAACGAAAATCATTCATTGCTTGTTGAAGTGCCTAAAGAATTTCGCTCTAGCAGTGAAAGGGTGAAGGTGTTCAACGCATTGTTAAACGTTCTTGATCATGAGCAAATACAGCTTCCTTCTGCAGACTAAAGCCGAAGATTATTTTGAGCTTCTTCCTGAAATTCGCATGAAGAAATATGGTGGCTGGCTTGTCGCTGAAGCAATTGAACAGGAAGAAATTAGTAAGTTGCAAAGCCAAGCTACTATTAGGGCTGTGCAACTGGCTAAGCGCATTGCCACTGCAAAGGACATTCCGCTGGACGAAGCTTTTAGTTTGCTTCAGGGAGGCGGTGGTTCCATTACTGAAGCTGAACTTCTCTCGGAATATACCGAGGAAACACTGAGCATGATCACCAGTGGCTCTTCAGTGGAGAGCACCAACGCCCGCATGGTTACTGCCTTTATTCGCTCTCGCGGTCAAGGTTTGATTGATGGCGAATGGCAAGATCTTGCGGACTGGGAATTGGATGATACTAAAAACCTTCCCCGTAAAGCCATTGCAAAAGTGGTTGAGTTTATTGCTGAAGAGCAAAATGCTGAGACGCAGGAGGCAATGGCAGCAAAAAAAGCGACGAAGAGGAATGGTCCTCAGTAGCAGAAATGCTGGAAGCGCGAGCGCGTAACCAGCTTAAAAATTTGACGGATTGGAACGAAATCTATTTTCGGCTTTCGGCATCAGATTTTAATGACAGGCGATGGCATGCAGATCAATTTGGTTTGCAGCCATTGTCTGATATTAAGCGTGCGTTGAAATACCTTGATAAACATGACGTAGCAAAATATAATGTCCAGAGCGTTGCCATCGCCAAGCTTGGCACGATGGCGGCTGGCATGATGGCGGGACGCAAGTCCAAGGTAAAGCCAGAAGATTTCTTGCCATTTGATACCAAAGCAATTAAGAAAGATACAGGCGTTACGGATGCTAGTTTGATCGTCTTCCAGCGCTTAATGAAGACAAGGAAGATGGACGGAAGAGTTATTGCTTTACTGGCGGATGATTTGAAAGCTTTTGCTGGGCGTAATCAGGATCAATGATTATAGAATGAAGACAATAACGAGCAGTTGAAGATGGCAGGTCAAAATGCTGACATGACCCTTAAGGTGGGTCTTGACCTTAATTTCTTCAGGCAGGAATTACAGAAAGCATCGTCTTCTCTTGCAGGGCAGCCGATTGATATTAATGTTCGTTTTAAGAGGAATCAGATTACTAACGAATTGCGACTGCTCAGCAATTCGCTTAGCAGGAAAACATACGATGTTGAAGTAAAAAGCACAAGCCTCGAAGCCCTGCTAAAACAAGTAAATACTTTCAAGCAAACGCTCAAAAATCTCAAGGATGAAAAGATTGAGCTGAGCATTAATGCTTCGGCCAACATTGAAAAATTTAGCAAAGAAAAAATCCGCAAGATACGGGCGCAAATTCGCAGCGATATTGTGTCTGGGGGAGCTGGAGAAATTCAGCTTCCGACAAAACTTGCTGCGCCAAGCACACCTGCATTTATTAAGGATGTAGCCAAAAAAGTAAAAGAGCAAATTAGCGCATCATCTGCAGAAGGCGGTATTCCCATCGCGACAAAGCTTGCATTACCCGGCATTACGGACACGCTAAAAGCTCTGCAAAAAAATCTAAACCAAAAAGATCCACTGCGAGTAAAAGTTAGTACAACGCCGTCAATCAAAAAGGCGGATGTAACCGCATTTAAAACTGCCGTCAGTGAAAAATTCAAGAACATCACCGTAAAGGTTAGGGCTGAGCTTGACACCGCCACTACTGTCGCGCAAGTCGCTACTGCCGGACCTTCTCGTACTTTCTTGCAAGAGCTGAAAGACTTAGACAAGAGCGCTCTTCAAAATATTTATAAAGCCGCTGGCGAAGATGCGCTACTGGCGTTTGATGAAGGAATTATCAATAACAAAGCAAAAATGGCGCAAGCCTTAAGCAAGGCGGGGGAAGACGCAAGCGCCGGGTTTATTGCCGCACTTGAAAATAAAAAGAGCGCTTTGTTTAAGGCTGCAGGCGAATACGGCGGCGCCTTGCTCAGCGGTTTGAAAAAAACTCTCAAAATACAATCTCCTTCGAGGGAGATGTTTGATATTGGCGATGATGCGGGCAAAGGTTTTGAACTCGGCCTGCTGAAAGCAATGGAGTTAGCGGAGAAGTCCGCTACCAATCAAATGCGGCGGATGTTAGACCGTCTCGCTCGAATGGCGCTCATGATGGGAGGCATGAGTGCGGCGGCAATTAACAAACAAGTTGCGCAATCAAGGGCCCTGCCCAGTGTTAATTTTCCAGCGACTGTACCACCTAGTCAGAGCATTCCTATTGGGCCATCTTCTACTGGCAGGACTCTTCCTGCTAGTCGTGCTGCCGCTGGATTGATTGGAGCTGTACAGGCTCCTGTAGGCTTACTACCAAGCGCAACAAGACAGAGTGGACTTACTACTGGCCTTGAAGCCTTAATTCAATCACTCGTTTCCCAAAGTCGCGGGAGGGGGCCGGAAGGTCCTAGTTCCATTGTTTCCATGGAGACAGGATTTATTCCTGCGATGCGCGAACGCTTTGCGAAAGCTGCGGAACGCTATTTGTTTGGCGTTGAAACGCAAGTAATGGATTTGTTCGACGCTGCGTTGAGACAAGTGGAATCTGCAGTTGATTTGCATATCGCAAAGATTCAAGGGCAGATTTCGCAAAGAATGAGAAACGCTTTTTCCGTAGTGGATCTTGGCGTGCAGGAACGACCAATGCTTCCTGGTGCCGCTACAGGACAAGAGCCTCTAATGCTGCCTTCTGCAGGCGGAACAACACCGCAAGGACAGATGCGTTTCAACGCAGTTCGCACTGGCGAAGTTATTCCTTCTACACCATTGATGCTTCCGCCCGCTGGCGGCACCACGCCTCGCAGGGAAATGCGTTTCAATGCAGTGACATCTACTGGTGGACGAGGCGGCGGTTATGTCCCTCCCGGCGGTTTCCCGGAAGAGGGCATGCTTGGCATGCTTGGTGGGCGCCAAGGTCCAGCTACGTTTATTGGTGCTGGCAGTCAAATGGTGAAACTTAAAGCTAATTTAGATGCCACTGTTCAATCAGTAGAGCAGTTCCGCAAGTCTCAGATACCGCTAGCAGGTACCATGCAAGAGCTTGCCGGAGAATTTGGAAACGCGGCTCAGCAAGTATTGCTTTATGGAACGGCTTACAAAGCGCTTGCATTCTTTGTGGGCCTTCCTGGTCAGGCTTTGAATGCAGCAAAAAGCTTACAAACATTTAACAACCAATTAAATGCAATCACTGGAAGTTCCGAGAATGCAGATCGGGCATTTGCTTTTGTCGATAATTTAGCTGCTCGTTTTAATGTGCCACTGGAAAGTGCTCGTCAGGGATTCGTAAAACTTTACGCTTCCATGGCTCCCGCTGGTTTTAGTAGCGGTGAAATTGAAAATCTATTCAGTGGAATTAGCAAAGCATCTGCAACTCTTGGACTTAGTTCCGATAAAGTTGATCGTGTTACTTATGCCTTCTCTCAAATGGCCAGTAAAGGTCAATTGATGAGCGAGGAAGTTAGCGGCCAATTGGGCGACGTAATCCCAGGCGCGTTGTCAATCATGGCAGAAGCTGCTCGCATGGATATTGCCACGTTCAAGAAAGCGATGGAAGACGGCGTATTCGTTGGAGAAACCTTCAAGCAGGTAATGAGCAATGTGCCTATTGTTTTGGAAAATCGTTTTGGGAAAGGAGCCGCTAACGCCGCGAAAACTCTTCAGGGTTCGATGAACGCTCTTGCTATTTCAACGCAAAAGTTTTATGAATCTTTTGAACCCATTGTTTCTATGGGCGCAGCTTCAATTTTCCCCATCATTGCTGTTGCCATTAATGATGCAACGCAAGCAGTACAGGCATTCACTGCTGCTATGCAGGGCAATACTACTCCCGCTCAAATGCTAGAAGGCAATGCTGCTCAAATTTATGGCGTATTGCAGCAATTAAGGGAAATCTTTGTAGCCGTCGCAGGAGTTATTCAAGGTATAGCTCCAACATTGATGATCGTCGGAAAAACATTTTTAACAACAGCGGAATACGTTGCAAAGCTTATTAATACACCAATCGGAGGTTTCCTTGCTGATCTTGCTGTCAAAGCCGGCATTGCGCTAATCGCTGTTCAGTTGCTTACAAAAACTGGAATAGTTGGATTGATTTCGCAGTTAATTTTGCTTCAAAGAAGCACTGCAGCGGCAGGCGGCGGTCTTCTCGCTTTTGCTGGTAATTTAACAAAAACAGGTACGGCTGCTAAACTTTTCAGACTTGCAATAACTGGACTAATTGGCGCTGGCATTTTGTTTGGCATCGAAGCTTTGGTCAATGCCATTGGCAGAATGGCCAATCGTTTGTCTGATGCAAGGAAAAATGCAATTGCTGCTCGCGATGCAATTAAATCAATGACTGGAGCCGAACTTGGAGAGCAAATAATTGTTCAGCAAAACAAACTTCAAGCTTTAAGCAGAACTCAAAAAGCTGGAGGCAGGATAGGTTCTGAAAAAGATCGTCAAGCTTTAGAGCAAATGGGGATGAAGGTTTCGGCCACAGGCGGGACTTTTGTTGGAGGGCAGTTGATTGGCGGCAAGTATGCAGTTGACAAAAACTTGATTGAGTCTTTCCGAATTAGGGAGAAAGAGCAGCTAAAAGCAATTCAAGACCAAAGAAAATCGCTTTACGATACCACTCCTCTCCCGTTGAATGAGGTAGAGCTTGGCGCGGGGACAGGGGACGAAAAAGCAACCAAGAAAGCTCTCAATGACGCAGAGCAATTGGCGAAGCAAGAACAGCAGCGCCGCATTGAGCTTGCAAATTTTGCGAATGATATGCAAAAGATTGAATTTGACCGCGACGTACAGTTAAGTGACGCAGCTTTTGAGCACAAGAAAAGTCTTATTGATACACTCAATGAATATGAACTTTCTGGCCTCAATGATATACAGGCTCGCCAAGTTAAATTTGCCCAAGACCTTAAGAAGATTCAATTGAATGCAGTTGATGCTGTCAGGAAGGCATTGCAAAAATCTCAAGAAGCGCAATTGAACGTAGTCGCTGCGCAACGCACTGCACAAGCTGCCGGAGGAGGAGAGGGTCCATCTGTGGCCGGATTCACTCCAGCCGAATTATCCACTGCGACAGCCGCAGCGAGCAAGTTTACAGGTATCGCCAATATGTGCTCGGAATCCGTAAAAGCTTTTTACAAGAGCTTGGGAATTTCGCTGCCCGGCGTGACGGCATGGGCAGATACGGTGCGCAATGCCGGTACAACAATGAGGGATTGGTCCAAATTGACGCCCGGCGACATTGTTGCTACTGGCAGGCCTGGGGACACTCCTCACGTTGGTGTTTATACTGGCGGACAAAATGTATTCCACCAAAGCAGGAGCAGGGGATTGAAGGCTGGCAATTATCCAGACCTTGATTACTTTAAGCAGGGTGGATACTTTGTTCGTCCCAATGGCGGAATGAAGCAATCATCTGCTTCTTTCTCCATGGATACAAAGGTGCAGAAAGAAAGCTTTGATTTGCAAAAACAGCTTGCTCAATCCACGAATCAGATTGCTTTGCAAAGTTTGGAAATCGAAAGAGCAATTCAACTAGCAAAAGAACAAACAGCGGCAACAATTAAAGCAAATATTGGCAACATTTTCCCTGTTGAGAAACAAAAGCTTGATCTTCAGTTGCAGCAAATGCGGAATAATTTAATTTTACAAGGCATGCCACAAGAGTATATTGACTACGAAGAACAGCGTGCATTGAAGACGGAAGAGGCGGCTGCAGCTTCGTCGAAGATGAAGGACGCGATTAACGAAGCAAAAGTAGAGCTAAGTAAATACAATACCGAGGCGGCTAAGGGAATAGATTTGGCGCCAGAACAAAAAGCTCGCATGAAGATCCTTGAGGATCAAATTGCAGCGAATGAAGAAGGGCTTAAAAAATTAACGGACGCCCAGCGACAATCAAACATTGCTTCTCTTGAAAGTGCAATTGCGACGATGAAGCAAGCTGACGCGCTTAAGGCATTGCAAGAAAGATCAGAACGCATTAATCAATCCGTGGAGGGTGTCACTGGCACTTACAAAGATATGTTCAAGGAGATTGCCAAAGGCGGCGATTCAGTAGAAGCGCTTAAAAAAGCGCAAGAAGCTTTGGCCGATCAAGCGTTGACTATGTTCTTTGACTTTGCAATGCAGCCAGTTGAAAAGTTCTTCAAGGATCAGTTGGGAGCAATTTTTGGAGTGCCAAACGAGGAGCAGCAAAGGCAGAAAACTATTTCTGCAATGGAAGCCCAATTAAAGGAACTACAAGCGCAGAAACAAATACAAACAGACATTAAAAACAATACTGACAGAATGGTTGGCGCCGCTCCCGGTAATCAACAGGCTCAAGCTCTTCCTGGAGCGATGCCTTCAGCCATTGTCCAAGGCATCGACGTGCCAATTGATCAGATGCCCGCAGGAATGCAATTTGAGGAGTCAATCGGTGCTGCTACTGAAAACCTGAACACTGCTACAGAAGGTGTCGCCGAAACTGTCAATAAAACGGCAGAAAAAACAAAAGAGGCTAACATTGATTGGCAAAAAGCACTGGGTGCAACGGTACAGGGTATTGGTGTCGCCGCAGGCTCAATTATGGGCATTGCTGCTGGCATTAACCAAACGAAAGAAGGTGGTTTTGCTAACACTCTTGGTGGCATTGGCATGATAATGAGCAGTGTCGGTGGTCTATTAGGTGGATTTAGTAATATTGCAGGCATGTTTAGAGGTGGAGGCGGAGCATCTGCCATTGTTCAAGGCGTAGACATTCCAGCATCAGCATTGCCTCCCGGTATGGCATTCGCCAATGGTGGTATTGCCCATGGTGGCTTTATTCCCTTCCGTGCCTTCGCCAATGGAGGAGCTGTCTCTGGCCCCACTCTTGGCCTTGTAGGCGAAGGACGTTACAACGAAGCCATTGTTCCTCTTCCCGATGGCAGAAGCATTCCCGTACAGCTTGGCGGCAAGTCTGCTCGCGATCTCATGGGAGGCAATGCTCCTGGCATGCCTGCCGCTCCTTCTCTTAATATGAAATTCGAGACCACAAAGATTAATGGCGTAGAGTATGTAAGCAGGGAGCAGTTAGAAATGGCTATGGCAGAAACACGTCGTGCTTCCATTTCTGGAGGGGCAAAACAAGGCATGGCAATGACTTTAGATAAAATTAAACAAAGCCCCTCCACTCGTTCTCGCATTGGTATGCGCTAATGGCAGTTTTCCCTTCTATCAGACCGACTAGGCGCTCTTATACACCTGGACAATTCCCCACGAAAGTTTATCGAGGTCTTTCTGGTGCCACTGTAAAGCGCATCTTTGGCAATCGTTCATTTGGTCATTCCATCGAACTAGAGTTTGCCAACATCACTGATGCTAATGTGAAGCTTATTCTCGATCATTACTATGGACAAGCCGGAAACTACACCCGTTTTACTCTGCCCAACGATACATTTTCTGGCATGAGCGATAGTCTTCGCGGCGTTGTACAGGCTCCAACCAGTATTCTCTGGGAATATGCTCAACCTCCGCAAGTTGAAAGTGTGTTCAATGGAAGAAGCACTGTTACAGTGAGCCTGATTGGCGAGCTTGATTATTCTGGGGCCTGATTACAATGATGCCAACAATTCGAGTGGCGCATTTTGCATTCATTCAAACAGCAAATGGACGATCGCACTACTATCAGAACTATTTCTTTGGCAAGGATTTTACTGCCGTAGCAATTCCTGGTAGCGCTTCTCCTCTGTATCGTCACGCACCATTTCAAGCGCAGGGTTCTACTGCTGCATTGGGAGGAGATAATCCTGCTTTGCAGCTTTTGTTTCCACATTCTCCTTTTGCTATTGCAATGGTGGAAGACGGAGAAGGCAATAGGCTTAGCACTTTAGAACTTAAGACAGTATGGATGGCAAACAGTGGAGACTTGACGAACTATGCAGCTTATACAGTAACCAGTCAATACGTGGAATACTACGTTGGCGTGGGTGCTGCATTTAGTGATACTACAATTGAACTACGTTTTAGAAGTGCAATGGATAGCGTGGGCGCTGGATTCCCAGGACAGCAATTGTCTAGGCAAAATGCAGGCATTCTCCCATTGAACTCTGATTTGATCCTGCAATGATCAATGATCTAATTGGTCTGTCTTACGAGCGACGTGCTCGACCCGCAGATGGCAATGGCAGAAGTGATTGCTTTATGCTCGTTTGTGAAGCACGAAGACGACTAGGGCTGCATGATTACGAACAAGATTTTCAATGGGCGTATGATCAATATGATGCAGGCAATCTTCCAATGCCTCGCATTATGCGATGGCTATTGACCAACGGAAAGAAGACTACAGAATTGAATGATGGCAATGTAGCAATAATGAAGAATCTTGGTGGTGAGTTGGCAGTGGGAGTAGTTTATGATAGGGGGATACTTATCATTGCAAAAGGAGCAAGGTCGTTTTGGGTGGCCGAACCATCTCTTTCTGCGATCAAGCTATTTGCAATGCTGCCTGATATTAAGTGATGAGACGCCTTCTTCCTTACGAACGTGCCTTGATTGATACTCTTGGCATTACAGAAGAAGATTACTTTCGTTTCATTGCTTATCAAGAGCAATATAAGGACATCAAGGATGGCAGCGTTTTAGATATTCGCAATGGCTTAGAAACTGGCACCGTAGCCTTAATTCTTTCCATCGTAGGAACGCTTGCATCAGTAGCGTCTGCGCTATTGATGCCGCGTCCACAGATTCCTCAAGACGCTAGAGCAGGCGTTGGTCGCAGGGAGCGTAGATATAGCCCTAGGTTTGGCTTCGATAGCGCTCAAGACTTAGCGCAATATGGCGATCCTGTTAATTTGGTTTACACAGACATTGATACTAATCCCGATGGCGGAGTGAGAGTGGCTTCGTCGTTGCTATGGTCTGCTGTGCATAGCTATGGCGGCAAGCAATACATGCAGATGCTTGCAACCATCGGCAGTTCTGACATTACAGAAATTGCCCCTAGTCGCACCGCTTTTGGACAAGTGCCACTCAGGCAATTTGTCAATGCCGGCAATTGGTTATATTTCCGCAATGGCGGCCCCGTCACTTTTGACAATCTTTTAAGGCCAGCAAGCGACACGTCTGACCCATCTCGTACGGGCAGAGCTGGCGGCGAGCTTGCTTATCGACCCTACATTGTCTCCACTGAATCATTTGGTGGTTTTAGCCAAGCATTTTCTCCTTCATCGTTCTCTGAATTTGGGATTACCAGCCCCATCCCAATTAATGTCAATATTTTTGAGCGGGAAGATGATGGCTCCCCAAAAGGCAGCCCTAATCGTATTGAGATGGAGGATAAGGGTATTTATTGGCCGGGTACATACGGAAGTGCTCGCACCCCATTTCCCGTTGGGCAGCAACTGAAGCTGCGCATTGCAAAAACTGATGGCAAAGGAGACTTGGCGGAAAAGGCGGCAGAGGAAGATCGCTTAGTTGCTGCTTCTTCTATTGATGGTGCCAGTATTTATAAACTTGGCAGTGCTAAGTTTAAAGTGGTTGGCATGAGCGGGAGCGAGGATTTAAACAATTCTGCTCTGAATGTGACATTGCAATGCACTGAAAGTGGCTTTGGTCCAGAGGAAGACTATAGCACTCGCAGTACGTTGCAGCAGGAAGATGAGCTTAGCTCTGCGATTCCTGCATTAAAAGCAGAAAGAGAACGACTAACTGCATTGTTTAACCCAACAATTACTGTTACAAATTTAACGGCAAAGCAAAGTGCTCTTTATTCAATGTTTAACGCGAAAACATCTGAATTAGACGAATTGATAGATTCCATTAATTATTACGTGAGGGCAGATGTCACCGAGTTGGACGAATATGTTCTAGAACTGAGCGCGAATGAGTCAATAAAGCCTGATGGCACGGTAGACAAAGAAAATCCTCGCTGGTTTCCACAGCGCATTGTAAATATAGCTAATACGATTAGAAATCTTGAGAGCGATATTGAAGACAAGAGGGATCGGATTGAAGAGGAAAAGAAAAAAAATAATCCGAACATTGGTCAAATAGACAGATGGCGCTCGGCAATAGTAACGGCAAAAAACGACCTAGAACCACTGAGAAGAAAGCTGCTTAGTTTTATTAAGGACAAAAATTTATCAAACCAAACGTTGTTTAATTTCATTAACGATCTAGATCGAATCGTAAGAGAAATTGGGGCCGCATTCAACGATCAAGGTCTCAGCAGCGTAATCAATGCAAATGATTTTGGAGACATCGTAAAAGAAAGGCAAAGATTCGGGAAATTAGGAGCACGGCAAGAATTGCGTATTTTAAGGCGAGTCAAAAGCAGAATTAGTCAAATTGAAAACAGAGTGGCAAGCGTCATTCAAATTGACCAGCCAGCAATTGATAGGTTTAACGCTGATATAAATCGGCAAATTCAAGCCATAGATGCACAAATTGCTGCGATTAAAGCCACGCTTGCAAGTCCAGAAGGACTTAATGATTTCTTGGTTACAAAATGCCTAACAAAAATCCAAGAGGCTTCATATGAAACTGTGTCTGCTTGCAAAGTAGTAAACTTTGCCATTCGCGGCAAAGTGTTTATGCGTATACAAGGAAGACAAAAGCAATACGGGGACGTAACAGTCAATAACTATAGGCAGTCCGACAATGGACTAAAGCACCGCAGTGCTTTCTTCTTAATGTTTGTAAAAGAAGTTGCTTCTCCTGACTGGTCCTTGGTGCCACGTATTTTTGTTTTACGGCGAGCCGCTGATAACGACTTTTTCTTTCCATTGTATTTTGAAGCACCTGATTCGTCTAAGCGTTGGGCCTTTAGGTTTGAGCCGGTCTTTGATACGCCTTCTGAAATGAGAAAGCACGGAACTCTTCCTTTCGTCTATTTGTCTGCTGGTCAAACAGTAGAAAATATTTCTACGCTTGACATTCCAGGTGGCATTGGAAAGGTGAAATTCTATGGCAGCAATAGACAGCCCGCTGCCAGTAATCTTCCTCCTCGCAATAAAAGTCCTTTTGCTATTGATGAATGGTGTCTTTATCCTCCATCGTTAATTACTGATAGTGATACAACGACAGGTGCAAAAGAAGTGATTAAGGCATGTTCATCTGATGCCAATATTTCTTTTTCGTTTGAAAGTGGTCCTGAGTTTGAAATTACGGCAGTAACTGAACAGCAACAAGATTTAAATTATGACGTAAATTTTCCTGCCATTTATCAAGACCTCACTCTGATTGGTTTTAATTGCTTTAGCGGCCAAGGCGTGCGCAGTCTGCGCTCACTGAGCGCATTTGTCCTCAAAGGCAAGCGTGTTAGGAGAATCAATGAAAGCACTGGCGTTTACCCTGCCAGCCCCGATGGTCCCAGCAATTTCGCTTCGGACATTTTTCTTGATACTCTTCTTGATCCCAAGAATGGCATTGGCAAGTTTGCAAATATCAATGGAGTGGATCTGCAAAAGCTTGCATTTGCCAAGACAATGAATAAAACGATGGGATACTACATGGATGGAGTGATTGCTGATGTTACATCGTGGCGTGAATTCTGGGCCGAGACAGCTCCTTACTGCATGCTGGAACTAGCGCGAATTGGCGGACGCGATACGCTTATTCCTGCGTTGCCCACTGACAACACGGGGCGTATTAACAGAGTGGTGACGATTAGTGCATTATTTAATCAGGGCAATATTCTGGAAGACAGTTACAAGGAAGAGTTTTTGGACTATGGAGATTCAACACAGGACTTAGTGGCCACTGTCATCTATCGCGCTCCTGAACGAGACGGTGTGTTCCCTAAAAATACAAGTCTCGTAGTATCACTGTCCGATGTAAATGATGCCGATGCGCGTAGAGCTACGTTTGATTTGTCTCAGTTCGTCACGTCTCGCACGCAGGCATTGCACTATGGCATGCTGATGTGCATGCAAAGGCGGCATGTTAGAAGGGCTGTGGAATTCCAAACTTTTCCAACAGAAGCACCAGTACAGCCCGGCTCCTATATTTACGTGCAAACAGACGAGAATCGCTGGGACAACATTAGCAGTGGCATCATTGAAGCAGGAGGGGTGTTAAATGCGCCCATTTCGGAAAGCCCTATCAATGGAACATTTTCTGTTCTGGTTTACGATGGTGCATCAACTACTGCTCGTCTCACTTCCATCGCTGTTTCCAATGGTCAAGCGCCTGCGTTGGCTCAGTATAAAGGATGGCTATTTGTACTAGGTTCATTGCTCACTCAAAAGCGCGTATTTCGCGTGACTGAAGTGGAGATGAGCGAAGAAGGAGAAGTGACCATCAAGGCAACGGAGCATCCATGCGAAGAATCCAATGGCCAGACCAGATCATTAATTGCACGACAAGATCCAAGCCTATTCAAGATCATCGGTTAAGCAATTAGAATTTTGCTAGTATTAAAACAAAAGCTTTAGAACAATGCCTTTTTACACTGGTCGCACTGGCAAGCTTCGCCTTGGTGGTAGCGAGGTTTCCAAGGTAAAAAATTGGACGCTTGATACGTCCGTCAATATGCTGGATACCACTTCTCTTGGTGATACAGCTAATACTTTCACTCCGGGATTGTTTAGCGCCACAGGCAGCGCTTCTCTGTCGTATTACAACGGCGACACCACCGATACAACTAATCTTCTTGAGAAGATTGCCAAGACTGGTGCCATTACTGATAGCGATGAAGTGAGCCTTACATTTGAAGTGGGTACTGGCCAGACTTTTGCTGCTGATGCTTTTATTAACAGTGCCAGTATCTCTTCTTCCACTGATGAACTGACCACTGTTTCATTTAACTTTACGATCAACGGTCCCCTCACCTCTGTTGTGCTCACTGGCACCACCTGATTTTAGGCATAGATACAATGGAATAATTAAGGCTGTAGCGAGATGACATTTTTTGTTGGCCATACAGGCGCAATCAAGCTACAGCGTGGTGGTGAAAATACATTCACTGCCATTGTTTCGCCGGATGATGTCAATACTGTATTAAATAGATTCAGTTTTGAAGGTGGTGACGACAATTTAATTACTGGAGATCTTCTTGAAATTACGACCGAGGATCCGCGTGGTCTTCTTTTTCTGCCCCCATCGTTTTGGAGTATTCCAGGGGAGCCAGTAGACGGCTATGACGAAGTGGTATGGGCGTCTGGAGGTACAGCCGGTCTTGCCGGTTGGGATGATGATAATATCACAACTAGCTCAGATTTGCCTCCCGACGGATACGACGAATTTCGGCTAGGCGATTACATTTTTTCGGACAACGCACGCGCATATGTCAACATTAATGCCGTAGGCGGTGTGCGTCTATTTGAAAATTTTAACGACGCCATAAACAATGAAAGGGCAAACGAATACGAGCTTGCCGCTTTTTACGGAGAACCCATTGAAATAACAGTGGGAATTAGGGACACTAGATACAATACGCTTGGCTCAGTCACTTCCTTTGAAATTAATACAGACAGGGCTGCAATGGAGACGACTAGCCTGTCAGATAGGTTTAAGCAGCAGTATTCCGCTGGGCTATTAAGTGGCAATGGTAGTATCGAGTGTTTATTTAGTTACGAAACAGTGGGCAATGAAGAAATCCCCCTGTTCTTATTGCAGGTCATTAATCGGCTGGATGTTGGCAGCAGCTTTAAGGCGCTTCTTTCTCTTTCTTCCATTGATCAATCTGCCTCTTTCAGGGAGGAAGTTTACTACGACATTGAAGCAGTGGTAACGAGAGCGGGGGTAACTGTCACTGCCGATGCATTAGTGGCATGCTCTGTTGATTTTGTAACCACTGGCGAATTCAAACTTCGCGTGGGTATCCCTCCTGAATACATCTTAAAGGAGGATGATGACGCCATCTATCTTGAACAGGGTCTTGATTATCTGCTCAAGGAAATAACCGACTGATAATAGCTAATATCGTTTAAGACTAGACTGTATTGAGACCCGCACCTTCCTGCAATGGCTGATCAAAGAATTACGGAGCTTGTAGAACTTCCCCAGGGAGGCGTATCGTCTAATGACGTACTGCCTATTGCAGACGTAAGTGCTAGTCAGACAAAGAAAGTGCAAGTGAAGAGCCTGATTCAAGCAGGTTTTAATCTTGCAGACGCTTCTACGCTGGATATTTCAAAAATTAACCAGGCAAGCGTAGCGAAACTTGGCGCAGCGGCCATTGGAACCAATGTTCTTACTTACGACAAGATTCAGCAGGTCAGTGCCACCGATCGCTTACTAGGAAGAAGCAGTGCGGGCGCGGGAAATATAGAGGAAATCATTTGCACTTCATTTGCTCGCTCTCTGCTAGATGATGCAGATGCCACGACAGTACGTTCAACGCTTTCTCTTGGCGCTGTTGCTACTGGCGATACCATTAACACTTCCCTCATCGAAGATCTCGCCATCACAACTGGCAAAATCAATAACAATGCAGTTACCACTGCAAAGATTGCTGATGCCAATATTACTACGGCAAAGATTGCAAGCGGAGCAATTGATAGTGCTCAATTAGCCGCTAGCGGAGTCGTTCAAGGCAAATTAGCCGCCAACTCTGTTATTACTGTCAACATTGTTGATAGCGGAATTACTCAAGCAAAACTCGCTGCCGATGCGGTGGGAACTGTCAATATTATTGGCAGTGGCATCACTCAATCTAAGCTTGCCGCCGATGCTGTTAATACGGTCAATATTATTGATTCGGCAGTAACCCTTGCCAAAATGGCAAGCGGAAGCATTGGCACTGCTCAGCTTATCGCTAGTGGCATTACGCAAGAGAAGCTTGCTGCCGACGCAGTGGCGACTATTAACATCATTGCCTCTGGTATTACTCAGTCAAAGCTTGCTGCTAATGCAGTGGCTACTGTCAACGTCATAGATAGTGGCATCACTCAAGCCAAGTTGGCCAGTGGCTCTGTTGATACTGTCAATATTATCAATAGTGCGGTGACGCTAGCCAAGATGGCCAGCGGAAGCGTCGATACTGCTCAATTAGTCGCCAGTGGCATCACGCAAAGCAAATTAGCGGCCAATGCAGTGGACACTGTTAATGTCGTTGATTCTGGTATTACGCAACAAAAACTTGCCGCCAATGCAGTGGCGACAATTAATATTGCTGATTCTGGTATTACGCAAGCAAAGCTTGGAACTAGTTCAGTAGACACTATTAACATCATTGATTCTGCAGTAACGCTGGCAAAGATGGCCAGTGGTAGTGTTAATACTGCTCAGCTTATTGCTAGTGGTATCACCCAAGAAAAGCTGGCTGCCGATGCAGTGGCAACAATTAATATTGTTGATTCGGGAATTACACAGGCAAAACTTGCCGCTAATGCAGTCGCCACCATTAACATCATCAGCAGTGGTGTTACACAAGAAAAGCTTGCAAGTAATGCAGTGGCTACTGTCAACATTGTTGATAGTGGAGTTACGCAAAGCAAGCTTGCTGCTAATAGTATTGCAGCAATCAACATTGTTGATTCTGGTATTACGCAAGCAAAACTTGGAAGTGGAGCAGTTGCTACTGTCAATATTATCGACTCCGCTGTAACGCTTGCAAAAATGGCGAGCAACAGTGTAGATACTGCTCAATTAGTCGCCAGTGGCATTACGCAGGAAAAGCTGGCTGCTAACGCAGTGGCAACCATTAACATTACGGATAGTGGTATCACCCAAGAAAAGCTAGCTGCAAATGCAGTAAACACGGTCAATGTTGTTGATAGCGGGATTACGCAAGCAAAGCTTTCTTCTAATGCCGTTAACACCATCAACGTGGTGGACAGTGGTATTACTCAGGCAAAGCTTGCTGCCAATGCAGTAGCTACAATCAATCTTGTCGATAGTGGAGTGACCACTGCAAAGATTGCTTCTGGCGCAATTACTATCGGCAAGCTTTCTCTTTCGTCGGGAGAATTAACGGGCTCCGTCATCACTGCTTCTTCCATTCCATCGGGAAGCTACGTGAGTGGATCAATTGTCACCACTGACATTGCTGACAATGCAGTTACATTTGCAAAAATTCAGCAAGTGGCATCTGGCGTACTGCTTGGACGTGCAAGTGCTGGTAGCGGCAACGTAGAAACTATCACGTTGACGGAAGCCGGCAGGGCATTGCTTGATGACGCGGACGCCACTGCTCAGCGCACAACGCTTGGCCTTGGCTCTATGGCCATCCAGGCCGCTTCTGGCGTGCTCATTACGGGCGGCACAGCAGTACTTAGCAGCGGCACGATTGCTTACGCGACAATCAACGGTGGTGTCATCAGTGGAATTACTGACCTTGCCATTGCTGATGGCGGCACGGGCGCTTCTACGGCCTCTGGCGCACGAACAAACCTTGGCCTTGCCGTTGGTACTGACGTGCAAGCATATGATGCTGCACTTGCATCAATCGCAGGGCTGACGACGGCATCTGGCCAAATCATTTACACCACGGCTTCCGACACTTACGCCACCGCCACAATTACGGCTGCTGGTCGTGCCATTCTTGATGATGCAGATGCAAGTGCTCAGCGCACCACTCTTGGACTTGGCTCTTTATCTGTCAAAAATACAGTTGGCAGTGGAGATTATGATTCTTCTTCCATTGTTACTGCCAACATTGCCGATTCTGCAATTACCACAGCAAAGATTGCTGACAGCGGCATTACGACTATCAAGATTGCTGATGCAAATGTTACGCAGGCGAAGCTGGCTAGCGATTCAGTAAGCACTATAAAGATCGTCAATAGTGGCGTGACCACTGCAAAATTGGCTGATAACGCAGTTTCTTATGCAAAGATTCAAGAAACGACAACGAGTGATGTCATTCTTGGTCGCTCATCTGCAAGTGGTGGCACTGTAGAAGAAATTGCATGCACTTCGGCGGCACGTTCAATTCTTGACGATGCTTCCATCGCTGATATTCGCACAACGCTTGGCCTTGGTACTCTTGCCACTCAGAACGGGAGCTTCTCTGGTACTTCCACTGGTACCAACACTGGCGATCAAACAATCACGCTTTCTGGGGATGTCACTGGTACAGGTACTGGAGCATTTGCTGCCACCATTGCCAATAGTGCTGTAACCACAGCCAAGATTCTTGATAGCGCTATTACTACTGCCAAAATTGCGGATAGTGGCGTAACAGCCGTAAAATTAGCGGACAATTCTGCTGCCGTAGTAGCTGGTTCTTCACCAATTGGCAATGGATCTTTCATTGGTCAACAATGGTTTAATACCAGCGATGGTTATGAATACACCTGGACTGGGAGCGTGTGGCAGCGTCAAACAGGGCTCGTAACAACTGTCGTTTCTGGAGACACTGTTTATAGCTTTACTACGTCCTATCCTGATTCGTTCAGCGCTTCCATTGTTCCTTCTCTAAATACGCAAGTAGCTTCTCGGTTCTTTGCTGGTCCCGCAAGCGGAAATAGTGATGCCGCGCCTACATTCCGCGCCATTTCTGCAAGCGATCTTCCTAAGGCAACAACTAGCGCTCTTGGCGTGGCTCAAGCTGGCACTGGTTTAGTCACTGTCAGTGGCATCTTCAATCATGCCAATAGCGTAGCCTCTGGCATTTATTACAAAGTTACTGTTGACGAACAAGGGCACATTAGCGCAGGTGAAACTGCTTTAGTAGCCGACGATATTCCAGAATTATCTGCCTCGAAGATTACCACTGGTACATTTGGCAGTGGTCTCATTGGAGACGATGCGGTTCGGGCATCTAGCTTGGCAAACTACAGCGTTAGCCAGTTTGGTGAAGCATTGCCATCTGCAGATTTTATTGGACAATTCTTCTTCAATCCATTGGAGAAAGATCTCTATCTATGGGATGGAAACGTTTGGAACCCCGTTGGCATTTCAGTTGGTGAAATTATTTTTGGCGGCACTTACAATGCAAGTGGCAATATTATTGCTAGCACAAGTAGCGATGGCGCCGCTGTTGGCTTGTCAATTGGTCAGCCGCTTCCTTCTCCCTCTGCTACGTTTAATCGTTATTACGTGGTGGTGGAAAGTGGAGGCACTGGCGTGGCTCCTGCTCCTGCCACTACTTTGCAGCCGCCTGATATTCTGCTTTGCAATGGCACTGCATGGACTGAAGTGGATGTTAGCTCCACTTATACGGCACAAGCTGCAGTTAACGTTGCCTTTACGCCCGCTGCCAATATAGGCAGCACTAATGTTCAGGCTGCATTAGAAGAAGTTAGCGCTGAATGTCGCAATGCTAGTAATGTTGCAAGTGGCATTTTGGCCGTTGCTTACGGTGGTACTGGCACTGGCACTTATACAAAAGGCGACATTCTTGTTGCAAGTGGTACCACATTAGTCAAGCAGGCAATTGGCACTAACGGGCAAGTATTGACGGCTAATTCGGCCTTCGGGCCAGGCGTTCATTGGACTACTCCTGCCAGTGGTACTGTGTTGTCAGTGAGCGTCAATTCTCCACTCACTGTTGTCAGCGGCTCAACTACTCCTGTTATTTCTATCCCCGATGCATCAACCAGCGTAAGGGGAAGCGTTCAGCTCACTGATAGCACGAGCACAACTAGCTCTTCTCTTGCTGCTACTGCCACTGCAGTGAAGAGTGCTTATGACCTTGCTAATGCTGCTCTTCCTCGTACTGGTGGCACCATTACTGGTGAAGTGGTTATCGGCAATACTGGCACGCTGTTGTTTGAAGGCGCCACTGACAATGCTTTTGAAATCCAACTCACTGCTGCCGATGCCACTTCTGACAAAGTGGTGACACTGCCAGATACCACTGGCACTGTCATTACCACTGGAGACACTGGTACTGTTACCAACACGATGCTTGCTGGCAGCATTGCTGACACCAAGCTTTCTACGATTTCCACTGCAGGAAAGGTTAGCAACAGCGCCACCACCGCCACCAGTGCAAACACTGCAAGCGCAATTGTTGCCCGTGACAGTAGTGGTAATTTCTCCGCTGGCACCATTGATGCCACCATTGATGAAGGAACTTTCTAATCAATGACAAATAAAGCCTTTTAGAATTGCGAAAGACTTATTAGTCTTCTGTAATTCCGAAAGGCTTTAATCATGGCTGGTGTTCTTCAGCATCTGCGTTCATCGACGCTTAATAAGCGTCCTAATCCTGCTTCTATGGTTGATGGTCAAGTGGCCATTAACTATGCAAGTGGCGCTCCCGGCATGTTCTTCAAGGACAGCAATGGAAGCTTGGTAAAAGTGGGGCCTGTGCATGTGGGTAGCGGTGCTCCTAATGCCGTACCTGCGAGTGGTGGCACTGCCGGTAATTCCTTGGGAGAGCAATGGCTTGATACCAGTGGTGGCACTTACGTGTTTAAGATTTGGGACGGCAGTGCATGGCGTAGTGAAGCTGGTGAATTTGTAAACGTCACTGGCGATACGATGACTGGCGCATTGGGAATTATCGCAGGCAGCGCTGGGTCTCCATCGCTTTTTATAAGCGGGGACGCAAATACTGGACTGTATTCCCCCGGCGCGGACCAAGTAGCCATCTCGACTAATGGCACGGGGCGGATAACCGTTCAATCTGACGGAAACGTACTTATTGGCGCAACTGGATTAGCAAATAGGCTTTTAACCGTTAATCAAACAGGAATAACTGGCGGGGAATATGGCATCAGTATATCACAAACAAGTGCAACTAGTAATGCACTTGAACTAACTATCGACTCGGCGAATGCACTCTCAAAGCTTTTTCAAAAAAGCACTATCCCGCTCGTTTTTGGAACTAATGATACCGAGCGGATGCGCCTGGACTCAAATGGCCGCTTAGGTCTGGGGACTAGTAGCCCTGGACATGCTTTTGATTGCGTTGCAAGTAGCGCTGGTGTTGTCGCGGCAAGGTTCAGGGGAAATTCTAGTGGAAACAATAATACCCAAATTCGTTTCTATGGAGCCAATACCGCAACGGACCAATGGGCGGTTGGTAATGCCGTTGCCACGGATGATGCTACCAGAAACTTTGATATTTATGATCTTGTATCCAATGTAAATAGACTCAGGATTGATTCCTCAGGCCGCGTAGGGATTGGCACTACTAATCCTAGGTTTGCTGTATCCATTGGATCAACAGCAGGAGCGGGGGTTGTAAACCCAGATACATTAGATCTTGGTGGCACTTACTCAAGCGTGGCCGGAGCTAATGCAAAGCTCCGTGTGTATTGGGACGGGACTGATACTTTTGGTTTTGGTGTGTCGCCTGGCCAGCTTGAGTACACAGTGCCTTCGTCCTCGTCCCATGTTTTTTACCAAGGTGCAACGCAATCAGCGAAAATCGACAGCTCCGGCAGGTTGTTAGTTGGCACGTCCTCGCAGTCTGGCGGATCACTCTTACAAGTAAACGACAATCGCATCAGAATTGCGACAGCAAAAACACCGGCATCGGCTACCGATACTGGCGTAGCTGGCGAGATATGCTGGGATGCTAATTACGTCTATGTCTGCACTGCTACGAACACATGGAAGCGCTCAGCAATCAGCACATGGTGATGACGTGTCCCGCGCTGCGTCAGTGCAACATCTGCAAGGAGCACAAACCGCAGACTGACTTCTACAAAGTCAAGCGGGCAAAGAAGGACATTCTTGGTGTGCCTCGTATTTCACGCTGCCGTCAGTGCGAGATACAGAAGTACATGGAGCTGGATCCACGGCAGAAGATGGTCTACGCGGCTCGCAATCGGGCTCGCATCGCCGGACTGGACTGCACCATCACAAAGGACGACATTGAGATTCCCGAAACCTGTCCGGTGTTGGGCATCCCACTGTTCGCTCGTGTTGGCGCTGGCAGATCAAACCGCGATCAAGTGGAGAACTCCCCGAGCCTGGATCGGATCGACAACAGCAAGGGGTATGTGCCCGGCAACATTGCAGTCATCTCGATGCGAGCAAACATGATCAAGAACAACGCCACGCTTGCTGAACTGAAGGCCATCGTGGCCTACATAGAAGCCAGCCAGAGCCAGTAAACCTACTCTCTACTGCCGATCAAGCGTATAGTGGTGGGGCAGCGAGTTTGCACCTCCTGCCCCTGGCCACAGTTCTCTAGAAACCATGACCCAAGAAGATTACTCCAAAGTGCCACCGCCGCACCTGCTCAAAAAGTTCTCCGAGCAAGCACGAGAGGACAGCCAGAAGCGGGGCCATGCGGGCTACTGCAAGACCTTCGCCAAGCTCTGCATCGACTGGGCGCTGAACTCCAAATCATCTCCTAATAATCTCCAAATTAGGAGTTCCGATCTGGACGTAACGATTGCATTGGTGCAGCAGTGGACTGATGAGATCTACGGCGGTCCCGGTGCAGTTGTCGGTAGTGACGACATTTGCTTAGCCAAGCTGGCTGCTCAGTACGGCGCCGATCAGGAGCTGGAGGCGTGCTGTGAGTGGCTGAAAGCCAAGCACTGGATTGAGCCTGAATTTGTTGATGAACTCCGCGCCGCCCGCCGTCCGAAACCCGCAACACTGAAGGAGCAATCCCTGAAGCACTTAGAGGTGATGGAGCGGGACGGGCATTACCTGCCTGAAATCCTGCAAGATCTTCGTCGTGCAGTAGAGCAGCTCGATGACTAAGTGGTTTTCTGTTCGCAAGGCAGACTTCGACAAAACTTTGTTTTTCGGCGTTGGTATCGGCGGCGACTTGCCAGAGACCACGCTTGCGCTTTTCTTTGTTATTGGCGAACACGTCATTTGCATTGGTCCCCACAAGTAGTCATTACCACTTCTATGTCTGAGCTTTCACTTGCTGCGCAGGCGGTGCTGGATGCTGCTTTCCCCGTCTACGACGAAGAGGAACACCTTTACGTCGCCACTGGCGAACAACATGCAGGCATGATTGCCGCCGCCGCCCTGCGAGCGGCTGCGGATCAGGTGGTGCCACTTGCCGATGTCGCACCCCAAGAAGACCTTGAAAGTCGAAGGGAGGCAATGGCCTGGGGGATGCAACACCAGACACAGCTCACTCGCTACCAACTCCTCGCCATCGCTGATGAGCTTGAAGCCCAGTAGTCACCTTCGTTTCTATGTCTGAATACAAGATGAACTTAATTGCAACATTTAAAGTCCCCGTTACTGTCTCTTTAAGCATTGAACAACAGAAAGAAGCGCGACAAGCTGTTAATTGCTTTTATCTTGGAGATCCAGAATGTAATGTTTTGAACCCAGAAACAATGCAGTATGAAGCTAAGTATCCACAAAAAGAAACGTCTGAATTCAAGAAAGCCTGTCGCAATATTGCTCAGGACGCAACAGAATACTTAACTATTGGTCTTGACTCATCTGGCCGGCTTTCCATCCTGTAAGGCGCCCGCAATTCCCGCACCTTGATCTGCCTTTGCATCGTCTAAACTAACAAAGACCATTCTTTTTAACCATGGCAATCACTTACCAATGGGGCGTTGCAAATCTGGAACGCCACCTTGCTGATGGAATCGTCTACACGGTTCACTATACAATTTCGGCTGATGATGGCACGTATGCTAGTTCGGCGTATGGCAGTCTTGGCCTTGAAGCGCCTGACGCAGATGATGAAATTCCCTATGCCCAACTCACGCCTGAAATCGTCACTGGCTGGGTGAAGGAAAAGTTTGGCGCTGAAAAAGTAGCAGAAATCGAAGCGGCATTGGCCGAACAGATTTCTCAACAGCGCACTCCCACTACAGGCAACGGCCTGCCCTGGAATAGCTAAGCTTTTGTTTTCATCGTCTTTCCATGGCGGCAAAAAGCAAAATCGGCATCAGCGGGCAAAAGCTGTTCACGCCTGGTAAACCTAAAACTACAAGGCAGGGTAACGGCAAAAACAGTAAGGCCAGTCACGGGCGCAAGCTCCGCAAAGGACAAGGCAAATAAACAAGGGGCCGAAAGGCCCTTTCTTTTTGCGCTTACAATACAAGAAAGACAAGATTATCATGGGCCAAATTATTGCCGGTGGCGAGCAGTTTGAAACTCATATTGAAGCAGATTATCGGGGAAAGATTTTACAAAAAGGACCAGATAGTGGAGCCGTAGATGCTTTTGGAAGACAGCGGACAAGTGCTCCTTATACGCTTTTTGATAGCACAATGCGCTATGACAAGCGTCCTGATCAATGGTTTGACAGTATTGTTGGCAGTGGCACTTCCACTTTTTTAACGCATCAAAGCAGTGTGGCAATGAGTACCACCACTGCGTCGGGAGACACGGTTCTTCGTCGTACTAAGCAGAACTTTCCGTATCAGGCGGGTAAAAGCATGATGCTTTTGCAAAGTTTTGTTGGCGCTCCGCTTGCTTCTGGACTCATTCAAGAAGTGGGAATTTTCAATGACCAGAATGGTGTGATGCTACGCGCTAGTGGTACTACGGTGCAATTTGTTGTTAGAAGCTATGCATCTGGCACAGTCAATGAAGACGTAGTGAATCAAAGCGATTGGAATATTGACACGCTTTCTTCACTTAACTTTGCTAAAGCACAAATCTTTACTGCTGATTTGGAATGGCTTGGCGTGGGGCGCGTTAGGTGTGGTTTTGTTATTGACGGGGAAATAGTTTATTGCCACGAGTTTGAGCATTTCAACGCATTGGATAGCGTCTATATGACAACTGCTATTTTGCCATTGTCCTATCGCATTCATAATGCTTCCGCTCAAGCGTCTTCGGCGACAATGAAGCATGTGTGTTGCAGCCTGCTAAGCGAAGGCGGCTACGAGCCAGATGGTGCCATTTATTCAGTGTCGCATAGTCTTTCAACAGTACCCAACACTTCTGGCGAGCGCATCACTGCTGGCATTCGTATGGCCAGTGGTCGCACTGGTAATGTCATTCTTCCCGTCAGGATTTCTACGACCACTGCTTCTAGCGATGTAGTGCTGTGGCGATTACGGTTGAATCCTACGCTTTCTGGCGTTACTTGGAGCGCAGCCAGCAATGGTAGGGGCAATGTAGAAGTGACGACAAGCGGCACTGCTACGGGAGGCACTGTAATTGATTCTGGTTTTGTCAGTCAGGGCAGCGCTAATAACTATGCAGTGGCAGAAGCCATTCGCTTAGCGCTGGGGCAAAATGCCTCTGGCGTTAGCGACACGTTGATTCTTACCGTGGACACTGACGTGAACGCTAAAGCTTTAGGCATGATTGGCTGGGTGGAAGTGGTTTGATCAGCTAAGCTAAGAACTCTTGTCTTTCCTTCCATGGACGGCTTTAAAGACCAGTGGTACAAGCAACAAGTGGATCACATCTCTGAGGCTCTTCAAGAGCTGCTTACGGACGACGATCCTGCCGTTGCCATCAAGGGACTAAGCGAAGCTATTAGCGAGTGGGAAACCTACCACGAGAAGGAACTGGCTAAATGGAAGCGCCTTAGGGCGCTTCTGAGCTGGGAAGCTGGTACGTAATTCGCAGTTCTCCTCCTAGCGCCTTTACAGCCTCGCTAGCATCCGCTGGCGGGGCTGTTTCAATGAGGACAGACGGAACGATGGCATCAGGAAGAGGCGTCACCTTTGCTTCGGGGTAGAGGGAGCGAGCTTTCTCCGCTAATGCATTTGCTTTTGTTTCTTTTTCTTCTTTCTCCCATTGTTTCACCAATACTGCTACCTGCCCGTCTATTTTCTCCATTACGATTTTAGTTTTCCATTCTGCCCAGTCTTGACGACAATGCGCCATGAGCAGTTTGAACCATGAATTAAAAGCAAGAGAGGGCCATCGTGAGGCGGCCCAAAGTCCTGCTTCGTAGCAAAGTGCATTAAACCAGCTTTCGCGGCTCATATTTCGTTGATCATCGCCTAAGATGAAAGGGCAGCGGAACTGCAATTCCCTGCCCACGGACACCTAAAGGAGGTAGGCATCATGTCCATGATAGAAGAATGGCGTCCCGTCGTTGGTTACGAAGGGCTTTACGAGGTGAGTAGTCTTGGTCGGGTGCGAAGTTTAGACCGATGGGTTCGAGCTAATTCTGGTCGCAGGAGGACTGGAGTTCGCTACTTTACTCCGTCTCCATCGGGGCGCAATGGTAAATACAAGCGAGTTCTTCTGCGCAACCCGGACAAGCAGCGCCCTGTTCATCACTTGGTGCTCGAGGCATTTGTTGGTCCTCGCCCAGAAAACTGCGAGGTTAGGCATTTAGATGGCGATCCCAGTAATAACAGGCTTGATAATTTAGCTTGGGGAACTAAAGCAGAAAATCAAGCCGATAAAGTCAGGCATGGTACAGTTCTTCGTGGTACGGCAAACCCAGCCAGCAAGCTTACCGAAGCTGATGTATTAGCTATACGCGCAAGCAACAAAAGGCAGGTTGATTTAGCTGAAATATACGGAGTAACTCAGCCCATTATTAGCGCAATTCGCTTGCGCAAGATATGGAAGCACCTCGATTAGCCTTCTTGAAAAACACTTATAAATAAAGCTCCTTTATCTGCTAGCGGTAATACTTTGTCGCGCAAATCAATATTACGAGCACGACAACAACCCATCGTTGGCATTAGCTTTTGATTCGGAGCCCACGCGCCTGGCCATCCAAGCGCACTAGATCCGCCATGCAGCATGATTCCTGCACGCCCATTATCCCTTTCTTGCCCCTCTAGATCAATCATGTCAAAACTGTACCAACCATAAGCCATGAGTGTGCGATCATAAGCAGGCTTGTCGCCCACCCGATCATAGTCTCGATAAATAGTGCCAACTTTATACAAACCAGGAGGACAATCACTGTTTTGAATGCGCCATTCAAAATCACTATATTGTCCACGAGCAAGACAAGGGATTTCCCACAAAAGCTTTCCTTCATAGGAAAAAGCTTTCATGGTTTCCACTGCATCGTTCACAATCAAATGCGAATCGCCAGCTTTAAAGCCAAAGTCTTGAGGACGTTTTGTGGGGCCAATCATGGTAAATTGCGTGGTTTCTGGAGTATATTCCTTCATAAGCTTTGAAAGCTTTGCAGGATATTCTGGATCAGTGGCATACGATTGCTCCTTGAGCATACGTGCCGCTGCATAACGATTTGGCGCATTGTTGACGCCTTTGAACTGACGATAGTCTTTATACCATCGCGTGATGAGATATTCAATGCAAGCAGAAAGACTTGGAAAGTCAAGGAAGCCTGCTTTAATTGTCACCCATTGACCGTCGTACCACTCTTGTGTAGTGGTCCTAGTGCCATCGCCTTTTAGGCCTAAGTAATTATGAGTGCCAGATGTATGCTTCCCGAAACCACTTTCTAGACAACATTGTGCTGCCACTAATTCTGGGAAACGCGCACCATGCCTTCGAGCAATGGTATAGCAGGTATCCCAGAATGCCCTATTGGAAGCCGTCATGGCTTCAGTCCTTCACGCGGAAAACAGTCTTCAAACCTTCGAGAAGCAGTTGCAGCACGTTATTGCTTTTCCAGGGTGAACGATCAAGAATTTGGTCGGCAGCAGCAATGATGATGCCACCAACAACGAACCATTCTGCACCAGACATGGCTAGTCCTCTAAGAGAGTTTCTTAAAGCCTAGCGTTTAATCTCAAGGCTGCGCACTCGTGTTTCAATATCGCTCATTTTGTCCGTAAGAGCACTAAGTTTTTCAGTGACACTTTCAATTTGCACTGCCACTCTTGCCTGTTGATTGCCGACAGTGATAAGCATTGCTCCCGTGGAAAGAAGCATGCCAGCCGTGATCGTGGCCACGAAATTGGCCATGCCTTCTTTGAATGAGTCCATGGAGAGTCCTGCAATTTTTATATTAGCAAAAGCGCATTATTCGCTTGTCGCCGGTTAGATTGTTTGCAGGAAAATTTAATAGCACCATGCTTAGAGCGAATGGTCCCGATGAGCTATTGTATTCCCTCATTGAACTTCGCCCCGGAGACGCAAGACGCAGATTTCGCAAGAGTATTTTTGAAGACTATCCGCTAAGAGGCCCGCTTGGACAGTGCGCTTGTGCATATTGTGGACAATGGAATGAGAAACTAACTATTGACCATATTGTGCCAAAAAGCAAAGGCGGCCCTCATTTTGCAAAATATAATTTAGTGCCAAGTTGCAAGTCCTGCAATCTTCTAAAAGGAGCGGAGCCTATCTTTGAATGGTGGCGTCCGCAAAAATTCTGGAACGAAAAACGAGAGCAGCTTTTGCTGGCGTGGGTGCATCACAATAGCTTCGTCAGCGCCCACACTTCATTGCAGGATATTGAAGCTTTTGCGGAGAAGCGTGATTATTACATTCCACCGTCAAAAGAAGAAGCCCCCATTTCTGGGGGCTTTTGTTATACGGAATGGCAAGCAGCTTAGGCTTTATCTACTGGCGCGAATAAATCATAACGCGCGCCTGGCATTGGACAGAAGCCATCCTTGCAGCCATTATCAACATTGTTCTCGATGGCGGCAAGAGCTTCGCTTTCTTGATCTGTTTCTAGAGCAAAGATGAGCTGTCCAAGGTACCACTTTGCCTTTTCAAGATCTTCAAGACCATTCTTCTTTTCGTAGCGCCAAACGTATTTCAGAATATTGCCTTTAAGGAAACCACGAAACGCTTCTGGCGTCATGCTTGCTTCCATCGCTTCAATGGCCTCTAAGCCGCCACTGGCGTAGTGAATGGGACGTTCCACGGGATGAAAAGCTTCAGGGGATTGCTCAAAAGGCATTGCCATTTTCCTCGAATGTTTGAAACACTTCTTTAAAGAGAGGGCGAGCGAGAGTGCTCAAGGCTTGAGCGTAGCATTGAATTTCGCCTTGGGCATCGGGCTTGTCGCGCAATGACAGAAAATGCAAGAGGGCCTGCAAGCTACAGGTCCACGTGAACGACGTATATGTGCTCATTGGCATGATGCCACGAGCCTGCTCCTTGCTCACGCCTAGCGTCAGAAGAGCCCTGTAAGCCTGCTTAGCCTGCTCTAGTGCCTTGGCGTATTCGATCATCGCCATTTGGTTCATAGAGGGCTCTAGAGGGCCGGCAGAGGCCTGCTTGTTGCTGGCGCTCTGCTGCCTGAACTCACGAGGCATGTAGTACGTCTCGTCATCCGCTTCGCAATAACGAAAGCTCTTTTCGTTCCAACCAAGCTGATCATTGGCAAACGTGCCACCAATGACATGTTTCCACCATTGACGAGCAATAAATAACGGAGCTTTCACTTGCCATTTAGTAACAACTCCCCTAAAGGGACTGGTGTGCTGATGCTTCACCAAATAGTTAAGAAGCTTTTGATCTTGATCAGTCCACTGAAAAGAGGCTTGATCGAAACTTTGCCGCGCATCACAAACGATGTCAAGCGAAGTTCCCATCCAATCAATGAGCCTGACAAAGCTAATACCGTCACGGAGGGGATCAATGATTTGAAGAGGAGAGGAAGTCATGAACCAGTAGGAAAGGGCGGAGCCTCTGGAAGCCAATAATAAGTGCCACCTTCGTTTCAGCGTGCCAAACGATGCGGGCTTTTGTTTGTCTTCCGTCTTTCACGATGGCAGCGATGGTGCCCAAGAGGCTCGTGGGCATCCAGCCAGCAGCCGTACATTGTACGTACACGACGGTTTGCCCAACTTCCCAAGTGTGGGACACTGGCGTTTTCGGGAGGGCTCTGAAGGAAGCCGTACCAAGCTTTTCGGCCTTCCTTCCATCGTCCACTGCGTAAACAAACTGCTTGCCATTTCGCTGCATCGCTAGGCTAAAGCAAACGACGGGAGCCCTATGTCAAGAATGTTTTCCATTCCAGTAGCATTAAGCTACAACGGACGTGACTACATTGCTGAAATGGGGCCTTTTGAACGGAGCATGGAAAGGGACTTTGCCCTTGTCGCCAATAAGAAAGCACTGGACGAATGTAACGATATTGCAAAAATTAAAGAAGTGGCATGGAATATGATGCAAGGCTGGAGTAACATGCAAGATGCCACTGCTTCGCTCGTTAAGGAGAATCTTGAGCTGCGTCAAGCCATGCAAATCCAGCAAATGGACTTAGAAGCAGCAGATGCTTTGCTTGGGGAAGCTGGCGAAGCAATTAAGGCATTCTCAGAACAGCAGCAATCTTCTCAAGCCAGGCGATTTCTTTGGCCGTTTGGGAAGTAAGCAAAAATACTTTCCAGCCGCATAGCATTGCTAGGTTAAACTTCCTAGCGTCTCGTTCATAGCCAGAGCCAGTAACATGACGGCCACGATTAAAAGTGCCGCCTTGTATTTCAATGAGAGAGCGAGAAGGAAGATGTGCAAAATCTGCTCTGTAACGTTTTGAACGCTTGCTTTTTGTATAGCGCTCCTGAAAATCAGCTTCCCAAGCTTCTACATCGCTAAATTCCCGGATCAATGGAAGGTCGGGATAGTGAGCTTGCCAAAGCCCGAGAAACTGATCTTCGAGAGCGCTCACAAGCTATACGGCAGCAAAAGCCACTTTAGCTTGCTGATTCTGGTATTTGCCATCGCCGTAGGCGCTAGCAACATCACCATCGAGCTTCATAAACATAATTTGCACTATCCCTTCATTGGCATAGATGCGGCTTGGAAAAGCCAGGGGATTGACAATACAAATAGTGAGATGGCCAGACCAGCCAGGCTCAATTGGCGTAACGTTAATGATGGTCCCTTGACGTGCATACGTTGACTTCCCGTCTGTGATGCCCATCACATTGTTAGGCATCGAGATGCGCTCAAGGCTAACGCCAAGCGCGTAGGAAAAAGGCGGAAGCACGAAAAACGTGCTGCCATTTTCTTGACGAGGCTTCTGCTCTTCCATTAGCTCCGTATCAAAGCTTTTCACGTCAAGAGGGAAGTCCTTGCTGACGCTGTTGTCGATGACCATAAAACCTTCCGGGGAAAGGCGCAGGTCATATCCAGCATGAGACAGGCCATAAGACAATGCTTTCGTGCCATTGTCCAGCTCGCGACGCTTCTCTCCAGTGAAAGGAAAGATGATGTCGTTTTCAGCGAGAATGCTAATTTGCTTGTCGTTGAGAAGCATGAAAGAAAAGGGGCGTTGCCGCCCCCAAGAAACAACGATGAAAAAACGTTACTTAACGCGTCCTGATTCAGAAATAGGCAGAGGAACAAGACCATCAGTGGGGATGTACACAACAGTCTTTTCACCTTGCTTGCCCTCCTGATCTTGAAGCCCTGTGATATACAGATACTTCAAATACTCAGGATTACCTTTAAGGCTATCGCCAATGATTTTATTGGCTTTAGCCACGCCTTCGGCGCGTGCTACTTCAGCATCAGCTTCTAAAACTGCTGCTTCTTTTTTGGCTTTAGCTTCATACACCCTCACTTGGCGAGTGGATTCAGCTTCCTGCAGCATCGCTTTGCCGTTTTGCGTTTTGCTATAGATGTTGTATTGAGGCCCAATCCAGAAGAGACTGGCAAGACCAAACAATGCAACAACTAAGACAAGAACAACTTCGGCTGAACCGTTGTCTTTCCGCATTGCTCAGGCTCAGAACAGATCGTCGTTAGACGAAGACGATGCGAAGCTGCTGCCTGCACTTTCGCCGTTCTGCCAGAAGGAAGAATAAGCTTTAGGGCTATTCTCCATCTTGTTGACGGTCACTTGTCCCTTGAAATGAGGAGCAGTGTCCTTGTCGCGCTTGTCGTTGTTCCACAGTGCCACGCGGAAGCTGTAGTTTCCTTGGGCATTGGGACCAGCCTTTTTGGCTGCATTCAGAATGTCGGGGGTGAGATCGACAGTGCCGCTGAAAACGGGAAGATTGCCAGAGGGCATTTAGTGTTCCTCAGAAGGAGAGTGGTCGGCCCTGGAGGGGCTCTAGAAGCATAGCCGGTATGGACGAGAAGTCAAGCTCCGCGATCCATAGAAATGGTTAAGGGGCGTCCACCTGGATAGTGCTCAAGAAAGTACTGCTGCGTTTTCTGGGCCATGATGCCTGCCTGCATAGCAAGGTCAGTGCCATCAAGACTCACAATTTGAGCTTCCTGCCCTTCGCCCGTATCGGGATCGTAAATGGCGATGGCGCAATGAGCCTCATTGATTTCGATGCCGTACATTTGTTCAATGGCTTGGGAATAGGCTCCGAGCTGCATGCGGTAGTCGCCTAGCTGCGTATCAGGCTTCTGCTTGTAGCTTGTCTTCCAATCAAGCAGGGCAATGTTGCCATTGCCCATAGTGGCAAGCATATCAAAGGTGCCTGAATAGCCAGTTTCAGTGGAAGGACAGTACCAAGCGATGGCACTTTCCACCAATAGAGGGCTGGCTACGCCAGTTAGGAAGCTAGCAATGCTGTCGAAATAAGGAACGAACGATGGATGGGAATCAAGGTGGCAGTTGATGTCCTCGCCATTCCAGAAATCCTCCAGCACTCCATGGAGCCAATTGCCACGTTCTACGGCAGAGCGTGTGCGACGATTGGCCTCTTCATTGCCTACTTTCTTGCGCCAGTTCATGAGCGCTGCAATCTTGCCAGGCGGCGAACACGCGCTCGCAATAGTCGTCACAGAGGGCAAAACAATGCCTTCTGGCGCATTTGGAAAACCGTTCAAAACGTAATTCCGTTTGCCGTTGAGCTGAATCCGATTGGGCTCGTAGCGGGGCAGAGAAGGCATCGAAAGGGCGTCGAGACATAGATCGTAACATGGCACTATTTTTCGTTCATGTCCCAGAAATACTCGCAGCCTTCTTCCGTATAAGGCGGCGTTGCAAAATAACTTTGGAAGCGATTAGCGGGCGCCATGTAACGCCAGCAATCTTCTTTGATAGGACATTCGTTGCCCTTACACATTGCAATATCAGGCATGAGAATAGTTCGTGCAGTTTGATAAAGGAAAGTGCGATCAGCCAGAGGATGTTCAGCAATAGCGTGGAGAACAGCAGCAATACGACGGTCACTGCTAAGCGTATCGTCAGGAAAGCTCCAGAATGCTTCATGGCAGGCATTAATCAGCGTCCGTCTGTTCGTCAACATTTTTCAGCAAATCTGCAAACTCTTCTGCTTGTGCATTGAAAGCATCAACAATAAGAGAACGTGAATAGCCACAGCCCGTTAAATAACAAGTAAAGTCCTCGACAACTTCGTATATAGTTGCCTTGTAGCTAACCACTTCAATCTCAAAACTTGGATCGCCATGGCGATTGGTAATTGAATGTTTCCATGAATGTTTCCATGGAGAAAGGGAGGAATCGTTCATGGTAGAACTAAGCTTGCAAGGAGCAAAATGAGCAAGGCCAGTGCCGTAGAGGCAACGGCAATTAATAGAAACAAGCCCAGCGGATCATCAGCCAAAAAGCTTGGGAGGAAGGCAATCAATTGGGGCATGATCTTCATCAAGGCAAATAGTTCCAGCGAAGGCCCGTGCAAAACGGGCCGCCGCTAGATCTATGGCTTTTTTGCAACAAAAGCCTTCATGGCTTCCACCATTGCTTCTGTTGTATCACAAGCACGCACCAAGTCAATTTCCTTGGTCATTTCTGCTTTAGTGATAACAAGCTGTTCTTCCTTCGCCCATACGGTCATCATGGCTGCTGCCACATTGCCGAATTGTTGCCAAGTCTTCACTTCAGTGGCACGGGAGAGGCCAATGGCCTCTAGAGCAGCCTTGCCAAGCGCCATGCTTGCTTTCTCATCGGCATAGCCAAATGGATTGGCCTTGCAAATGGTGGTTAGAGCAGTTTTGGCATCAAATGCTTCATCACTGGCCCCTGTTGCAGCGGCGGGAGCATTCCCTCCTTCTCCAGCAGGCTCAGAAGGAGCTTTAGTTCCCGTTGGCGCCTTGCTTGTCCGCGCTGCTTGCTTCGGAGCCTCCTGTTGGAGCGGGAGTTTGGCCTGTCCTTTTTCATCTTCTTTGGGGATGTCCTCTCCTGCATAGAGACGCAGGCCAAGGCCGGTGAAGGTGGCAATAGCCTTTACAGCAGCACGCTGGCAGTTGTCAGAAATGGCACGACCATCAAGCTCCTTGATGGAATTGTGCTTCCTGTCCATGATCGGGAAGATCAAAGCAACAGTACGACGGCAGCCATCAGTGAGGTAGGGACGGAGATAGTAAGCGCCTGGCGTGCCAAACACCACTTCTCCAATGGTCTTCTCTTCAAAGGCCACAAAATAAGTGGGGAAATGCTCCTTCAGATAGCGATAGGCAAAAGGCCAGGACAAATAGGACAAGCCTTTGTAGTCCTTCTCGATGTGAGGACCAATATCAGGCGTGTCGTAAGCAGCCTTAAAAGCTTCAGCACTAATCTCCAGCGGAGAGAAGATGCCGTTATAACGATCCATTGTGGCTTGCTTGGCAGGGTCCATGGAAGAAAAATCAGACGGGGAATAAAGCATAAATGAATGGTTCATTGCTTGGAATGAGGAATGCTCATGTATTCGCCATACATGATTACGAAATCAACTGTCATTTCAGAGCCTTCATTCTTGGTGACGATGCTCTTACCAGGAAGAGGCCAATCGGCGATTGCACGAATGTCAGTGGGAAGTTCGTAATACTTAAAATTGAAGCCGTCATCAATGACGCCTTGCTCCCATAGGAGCTTCACTTCCTGATCGCCGTGCTCAAGGATAAATTCCTCGCAGGCAAGTTTAAGCTGAGAAACTTTCATTGATCAGTCGTTGTTGTAAAACAGGACGGCATAGGCAGATTCTTTTTCGTCTACCTCTTGCTCTTCAATTGGCGTGCCGGGCAGGCCAGCATGCGGGCTGTTCATGATGCGCAAACCAATAATTTTGTACAAACTTGCAATACCGTTGATGTCGCCGGCATCGTAAGTGCCTAGCGCTCCAATTTCAATGTCACCATATTTAATGATTGCTTTTTCAAGCTGCCTCATTAAGTCAGAAAGCTTCATCATGTTCTGGGGAGTCAATGGAAGATGTGGAATAGTCTTCAATGAGATCAAAGGCACCGTTGGCAAGAGTGGCACTGCCCTCCCAAATTGGCGTGGAACGAACAAGGCGTTCTAGGGTTTCGCTGAGGCTCAATCGAGCTTCATGGGCGATGTTGCCAAGATGGGCGTAGGCAGTGTCAGTTAAGCTGAAATGCCGGCCCTTTTTCAGCTCTTTGTTACCGTTTGTCATAAAACAGGGGGGCAAGCAGGTAGCCAATTGAAAAGCCGATAAGGCCGGCTAGCCAGAGTTCCATGAACAAGAGGCATCGGGAACATGGCCAGACTAGCCATAGTTTTGAGCCCTGCCAACCACCTAAGCCATTGCTTTCACTGATGGTTTGTTTCGCTTTGTATTGCTTTGGCTTATAGGGCTGCTGCTTCTTGATTTCCTTGCTACAACGGGAGCGATTCCACCACTTTCCATGGCATTCTCCATCCTGGACCACATTGAGAAGCTTGAACCAAGTGATCATCCAGGAAAATATATCTGCCCGGCATGCGGCGGCAATGATCTTTCTATCAATGAAAGCAATGGTGCCTATAACTGTTTCAATGATGATTCAGCCAAACATCGTGCTGAAATTCGTAACATTCTTGCACCATTAGATCGCTGGGAACGCCCTCTTCGTGATGCACGTTCCTACACTTTCTCCTACAAAAATAAGCAAGGCGAAACCACGATCAACGTGCATCGTGATGATGCCAGTGGTAAGAAAACAATTCGCCAAGCCTATCCTTCAGTACCACAAGGCACGCATCAACGCAAGGCGTACATTGATGAAATAAGAACTACTGTTCTCCCCTATCGCTACGACGAAGCCCTCACTGCTTGTCAAGTGACGGGACTTCCCATCTTCATTGTTGAAGGCGAACTCACTTGCGACAGGCTCTGGGAAATTGGCCTGCCCTCTGTCACCTTCCTTGGTGGCAGCGGACAATATCGTGCTAACGGCGACTATTCGCTGTTGTTTCGCGGCAAGAAAATTGTCCTATGTCCTGATCGCGATGAGCCCGGCATTGCTCTCATGCGAGAAGTGGCTTCAGATAATCCTGGAGCGCAATGGCTTTATGCCGACCCTGATAATTTTGAATGGGATAGTCTTCCTCAAAATGGCGGCTACGACTTAGCTGACTGGCTGGACGATGGTGCAGATCAAGAGCTGATTCTCTCCTCCATCGTTTCTAAGGATCGCCATGAAGGTAAAGATGGTCTTCCTTCCTACGAGGAAATCATCGGCAGCTTCGAGCGAATGGTCGGCCTTTATGACAATGATGCTCGTGTGGCTTTTCAGGCAGCGCAATGGCTAGAAGCTCATGGCGTGAAGATGAGCCAAGCCAATATCGACAAGATGATCGACGAGGCGAAGTCTCGTTTGTTTGGCAAGGAAGAAATAGAAACCATTGACGTGCTGCAGCTCATTGATGATGATTCTGTTCGTGAATGGCTGATTGCTGGCATCGTTCCTCTTGGTAGTGTCACGCTTCTTGCTGCTCAAGGCGGCACTGGTAAAGCTCAGAGCCTGGACAGCAAGATTCTCACCCCCGATGGCTGGACAACCATGGGAGAGCTTCACGTGGGCAGTAAGGTCATTGCAATGGATGGGACGGTGGCGAAGGTCACGGGAGTCTTTCCACAGGGCGTCAAGCCTCTTTATCGGGTCACTATGAGCGATGGCAGTTCTACCATTTGCTGCGACGAGCATCTGTGGCTCACAAAAACCGAGAACGAGCGCAATCTTAAACGCTCATGGAATATCAGGTCTCTTTCGGAAATTCGCTCTTCAATTCGTCGCGGTAATTCCGATAAGCGGAATCACTCAATTCCCACGGTTGGTCCTGTTCAATTTGAGAAAAAGGATCTTCCCATTCACCCCTATTTACTTGGCGTGATTCTTGGTGACGGAAATATTTCCAGCAATTCTTGCTCTGTAACTCTTTCGGATGATGAAATTGTTTATCGCATTCAAAAACTGCTTCCTCGTTATCACGATTTGAAGGTTCAAGAGAAAGCGAAAAAATGCACTACTTATGCGATTCGCCAAAACTGCTCGACTGCCATCTCGCCTGGTATTCGCGATATGTTGCGCGAAATGGGTTTGTGGGGCAAGCGCTCTTGGGAAAAGCACGTTCCACAAGAGTATCTTTTTTCCTCCGTTCAAGATCGCATGGACCTGTTACATGGCTTGATGGATACTGATGGAACCACAGGCGGCAGCCATACAACATTCGATTCTGCATCTAAAGACTTGGCGGAAGCTGTTCAATTCTTGGTTCTTTCCATTGGCGGCAAGGCAAAGCTCACTCAACGCCGCACTTTCTTCACTTATCTAGGACAGAAGAAACAAGGACGGATTAGTTATCGTGTTTTCATCTCAATGCCTTCTGGTTTTAAAAGCTTTAGTATTTCAGCCAAGGCAAGCAAGGAAACGCCGCGCACCAAGTATTTACCCTCTCGCTTAATTGAATCAGTTGAATACATCGGAGATGGAGAAGCACAGTGCATCATGATTGACCATCCTTCGCATGCTTATGTAACTGACGATTTTATTGTTACGCACAACACCAGCTTGGTTTACAACTGGGCGCTAGGCGTTGCCACTGGCTCTTCGTGGTCTGGACGCCGCTGTCTCCCCGGCAAGTGCCTTCTCATCTCTGCTGACGAGCCACTGTCAGACACCAAAGAGAAGCTTTCCATCATTGGTTATCAAGAAGCCAACATTCAACCTGGCATGATTTCCTTCTGGGAAACCTGGCGCTTTGCTCATATGCAACAGCTTGAGCGTTTCATTAAAAAGCACCGCCCAGTGTTTGTCGTCATTGACTCGCTCACTGCATGTTTCGCTGGCATGAACGTTGATCTCATCAAGAGCAATGCGGGCGATTCTCTCTATGCATTGCGCGACATGGCCAATGTTTACAAATGCTCCATCGTCATTCTTCACCACTTAAACCGTCAAGGCGGACTTCGTGATAGCTCTAGCTTTGTTGACAATGTGAGTGAAGTGGTGAAGCTCTATCGCCAAGAGGGCAACTTTGATCAAAACCAGTTTGTTCTGGAATGGGTGAAGAGCCGCAGTGGCCTAGCTGGCAAGCACGTTCTAAAACGGAATGCCGTGAACTATGGATGGGACTATGCTGGTCCGCTTGGTAATTCCATTGCTGAACTTGATCGCGTGGCAAACTATGTGAACATGCGTCCGCATGAGCGTTTCAGCAAGCAGCAGGTTTCGCTGGGCGCTGGCATGAATGAAAATGTCACTACTGGCAAGCTGCTAGAAATGGCCCGTCGTCAAGGGCTTATTACTAGCAGCTTCATCGTTGGCCCTCACGATGAACGCACACGCATGTACCACTCATGGGACTACCAAGGCCCCGATCTGAATTTTAGTTCTCCCAATGAAGAGCAGAATATTGTTCCCGATAAGGAAGAGCTACCAATTATTCCACCTGTTTCCATTGTTTCCAATGAAAATCTTCCCGAAAAGGAAGATCAGGAGGATTGGTTTTAGTATGCATTAATTCGCTTAAAAAGCATGAAAACAATTGCAGTTTGGTTTTCTTGCGGCGCAGCTAGCGCTGTCGCCGCTTATAAGACCATTGAAAAATACGGACACTCTCATCAAGTGCGCGTCATCAATAACCCAGTAGCGGAAGAGGATCCCGATAATCGTCGCTTTCTTCTTGACGTAGAAAAATGGCTAGGGCATCCAATTGAATTTGCTACCAATGCAAAATATCCATCTTGCTCTTGTGTTGATGTCTGGGCGGACCGTAAATTCATGAGTGGCCCCACTGGAGCGCCTTGCACTATGGAGTTAAAAAAGAAAGCTAGGCAGCAATGGGAAAAAGAAAATCATGCTGATTGGCATGTTTTGGGTTTTACTTATGACGAGAAAAATAGGCACGAACGATTTGTATTGACAGAGCGTGAAAACGTGCTGCCAGTGCTAATTGACGAAAGGATTACGAAAAGAGAATGCTTTGAAATCATTTCTGCCGCTGGTATTGCACTGCCCTCTATCTACTTGCGTGGTTATCCAAATGCAAATTGCATTGGCTGCGTTAAGGCAACTTCGGCTACTTACTGGAATCACGTTAGGCAGCAGGATCCAGAAGTGTTTCAGCAAAGGGCTGAGCAATCAAGGCAAATTGGATGCAAGCTTGTGCGATGGAAGGGCAAAAGGATGTTTCTTGACGAACTGCCAGTTGAGGCTAAAGGTAGAAAGATGAAAAATATGGATTTTGAATGTGGTATCTTTTGCGAGGAACGTACCTTTTGATGCAATAGTAGGGAGGCTCTATTGCACAGCCTCCCCGCTGCTTACCGTAGCGAGCAGCTTTCAATAGTTTAGCTTTTTTAGTACGATGGAGGAAAGAAGATCTTGAGCCATGAAAATCATTTGGGACAACAGTGAGAGCGCGGCGCCTGTAGCGCCGCTTGTGCTTACGACGGAAGCCGAAATTGAACGATTCTTCGCTGAGATGAAAGCAGAGATCGCGGCAGAAGAAGACGAAAACGAAGAATGAAAAAGGCGGCCCTTGAGCCGCCTTTCTTTTGCCTTGTTGATTATTGAAGGAGTTGTTTCAAGAAAAACTCCTTAGATATTGGTTTCGTCCCGATAAACATTTGTTTGCTACGAAAATTTGTACTGGTAATAAGAAAAAGTTTTGGCTCTCCAAAATCTAGGTAAACTTTCTTTTTGGCGCTTAGCCATGTTTTGCACGGCCATTTCCAATGAAAGTGCATCGAGTGCTGCTGCCTTTGACGAATCCATGCTTCGTATGCATCTTGCTTCTTTTTCACTTGATAATGATTTCTCCATTTTTCCATTGCTGCTTCATATGCCCGACTTGCTGCTTCGGGATCCTCCAGCAGTTCTATTAGCCCGCCAAATTTAGACCGACACGGCGGATCAGGTGGGAACAATTGCCATTCTGGCTTTTTCTTTTCATGCATGTATTCATGCCGCCACTCCATTGGGATTATCGGAAAAAGATTGTCCTTGAATTTTTCCGCATTAACTATCCAAAGCATTCGCCCATAAAATTCTTCCCTCTTGTGAATTACTCCAGAGCTTAAAGACGAGTTTTGAAGCTCAATGACGCCACTGGGAGTTTTAACATCGGCACGGTGGTTGCCAATAGTCACTTCTTGCCATGCTGCTGGAAACTGTTGCTTCCATCGAATATGCCATTCGGATTCAGGCTCATACCAAGGATCGCAATCGCATTTTTTGTGAGCCCAATGCCAAGAAACAATCTCTCCGCATTTTGCAATAACCTCGCCACCGCAAGTGGGGCAAACGCCTTTTGCAGAGGGTTTGGCAAGTTCTTTTTGTCCGTCGATAGAAGCCCAAAGCATTGTCTTTTCTCCTATTTGGACGCGCGTTTTCCGTTGAACTGGCGCCGCTCAATAGCTTTGCGTGTGCGCTCAGTGTCCTTGTCTTTGCCGTAGAGCCAGGCGTCCATGCTTTGCCCAGGCTTGGGTCCGTTGGGAGGCAGCTTAATCACTTTGAAATTGGAAGTGTCCATGATTATCAAAAGGCTTGACGAGGTGTGCGTAGCAGGCGCGGATCGCTGTGTTTGTTGTACTTGTGGTGCACTACCCATTCCTGCATTGCGAAAGAATCAGTTTCATGCTTCATGAACCATTCCTGTAGCCATTGGCGATCATGGCCGTTTGCTGCGAGCCATTCGTCAGTAAATGCCGGATTGGCTGCTCCTAAGTCCTGCGATGAATCGGAGAAGAGCGGGTGTCCCATAGAGAGGATGGAGAACAAGGTCATACTGGAGCCGAACGCGGCATCTCGGGGAAAGCATTGTGCCAGTAAGAAAAGCTGCCCAACCCCGTATTGACTTTTGCCAAAATCCCTTTACCCTAAAGCCAGACAAGCCTTGCTTCACCAGCAAGAGCTTCACCGTTGCCTCACTACGCTCAGGCATGGCCACCAGCCAGAGCGGAGCCCCCCACGGGCGGAGCGTTCAGTCCAGCGGGCCAAGATTCCCTACAAAGAACAAAAGCCTGCACAAGACCAAACACTCCTGCAATGCCGCTCTAGCCAGAGTGGAGCCCCCACGGGCGAAACGTTCAAGACACAAGGCAATAAAGCCTTCATTGAACAAACAAGCTATTAGCATTCTCAAGGAATTTTCCTGAACAATGCTTAACGCTCCACGAGTAGTTGATCACTTGCCTCTGCTTGAACATAACGGCACTGAAATTTTGCCTATTGTTCACTATGGTTTTTCTTCTCCCAAGAAAGGGCCGCAACCAGCGGCCCGTACGCTTTACGGAGCACGTGATAACAATGGAGAGCGCCATTGGCGCTCTAGCCTGCATGAAATTGAAAAGCTAATTGATAGCGGCTTTACCATTGAACAGGAGGAGAACGATGCCTGAGACAATCAAGAACGAATATTGCGACAGTCCTAAATCTTGCATGGCCGTAGCTTATCGTCGTGAAACTGGTGATGAGCTATTACAAGCAGGATTGGATGCTGCCTATGCGGAAATTATTAGCTCCTTCCATGGAGAAATGGAGGAGTTTGTAAGGAAGTATTGCCCTAAACGCTTGGTAGAGCTAGATGCCTTGATGGATCAAGCCTTTTGGCAGTATCATTGATTTTCTAGAACGGGGCGCTTGGTGCGCCCCTTTTACTATGACCATTTTTCCTGCATCGTCAGAAGAAGAGCTTTCGCAAGAAGAATGGCAAGAGCTATGTAGCTTGAAAAAAGCAATTGATGGTTATCCAGCAAGCATGGCCACTGCTCAAATGGAGCGTTTTACTGAACTATTTGTTCGTTCCCTCCATGGAAAAGGAGATACAATTCATTAGAGAATAGCGCGACGTAATGGCTAAGCCTGAGATTGATTTCGAGAGCCCAGAACAGGAGCTTCAATACGCTGCTAATGCATTGAAGAAAGCCGGCATCAGTCTTACGCAATTTGAAGCAGTGCGCGATACAAAAGTGAATGGCGGCACTGGCGCTGCCGGCTATAGCAAAGAAATGCTTGGTCTTAGGCGATGGATGGTACAAGAGCTTCTTGCTGCCAGAATGAGCAATCGCCAAATTGCAAATGTTTTAAAGCTAAGCAAGGAAACAGTTAATGGAGACCGGCATTTCAATAGGCAGTTATATACAGAAGAAATCCTGAAAAACCAAGACGTGCATCGTGCACGTCTTCTAAAAGAGCAGATGGATCTCAAGGACCTAGCGCTTAATAGCTTTGAAAACAGCAAGAAGAAACGCACTGTCACCATCATGGAAGGCGATGGTGAAGGCAGCAAGGAGATGGTCAAAATCGAAGAAAGTGCTGGCGATCCATCGTTCCTCAATGTGGCCAAGAACAGCTTGGTGGAACAGGCGAAGCTGCTTGGCCTTAACGAGCACAAGCCTGTAGAGCAGCAGGACACGTCCTACCGCAAATTCCTACAAGATCTTTCTTCCACCATTGCAAAGGAGAAAGAAGCGAAGGCTACTGAAGAACGCCGCGAAAATTCTCTGCCTGCATCGGCCTCGCCAGTATCGTTTGAGACCGAGCCTGAGAAAGAGGAATGGCCGGAGACCATCCCTTTACAAACAATTAATGAGAACGACTATTGACAAAGGCCGCTAGCGTGAGCACACTGTCATTGTTGCTCCCTTCCATTGTCCTCAGATTTTACTTTTTCCACTGCTGAAGCATTTCTGCGTGAAGCTGCTGCAGCAAAGCAGGGCAAGCGTGAAGCCATTTCTGCTTCCATTGCCCCCCACCTTAGCGATCATGCCACTGTAGGCGTGCCTCCCAAGCTCCACACTGCCATTGAAAGCTTCCTAGAGCACTATGGAGATGAGACCTATCGGCAGGTGGCGCTGTACTGCCTAGGGAAGTGGTTTGAAGCCCATACGGACGCAGCGGAAGATTTGTTTGGCATTGGTCAAATGCCAGAAGCAGTGGCGTGCATGATGGATGCCACTCGCATTTCAGACAGTCTCCATCTCATTTGTGAAGTGGGAAGCTTAGGCGGTGATAAGGATTGGAAAATTATGCTAGAGAAAGAACTCTCTCAAGCCATTCTTGAACACATCGAGGAAGACTTATGACTCCTTGTCGTACTTTCAAAATCACCACTTCTGAAGGCAAAACTATTGCTTTAGGCGCCATTTCTCCTAAGCAGGCTGAACATTTTATGCTTGCAATGCGTCCTGACATTAAGATTGCCATGATTGAAGAAATCAAGCCTCTTCCCGAACAATGAACGATTTCATCGGCATTATTTGCAGCAGCGACTGGGGAACAATGTGGCTAGGCCCACTTTCAATTAGCTGGCAAAACAGCATGGGCTCTCAAGCATTGCTTCCTCGTCGCACATGGGGCAATACGCTTGTTATCTTCAAAAACCGTGAATTCCTTTTCCATTGATTCTTCATGGACACCCATCAGCCTTCCTTCATTGTTGAAGGCACACCACTGGCGCCCACGGTTCATATTGTGCTTCCTCCTGAGCTTCAAGAAGATGCCAAAGCTTTAGCAGCAGAAAACATCCATCCTGCATGGAACAAAGCTCAGCGTCGTGGACGCCATTTCGTTATCACCACCAATTCGTTAGACGATCTTTCTGAGCTAGCGGACTATGCGCGAGTGGGCATTGAAGAGCCAGAGCCTGGCCTTTCCAAGCGAAAGCGCCAAGCCTTGCAAATCCTCTTGGATCGCACCAACAGGCACGTCGTACTAGAGCCCATGGGCGCATGCCACTGCATTGCCACCAAATGGCGGGACAGGCCCCTGCCAAGCCACAAGGCGGCTTATCGCACCACGTTGGAACTGAGGGAAAGGGCAGGCTCTGTTAAGCATTGTTACAACGCTTGACCTGGCCTGCTGAAGGCGGCATACTACTGGGCATGCGGGCGAGAGCTTGCATGCCCTTTCTCTTTAAAGCAATGACAGCAAGGTTTTATCATTGGGGAGAGAAGCTTTCAGCTTTCACTTCTGACAATCGCTTGGTGATGAGCTTTGGCTCTCCCATTGCCAGCGTGCCTATCACAGTGAAGGAGCTTCAAGATTTTGTTTGCACATTAGAGCAGGCAATTGACGATGAGCCAAATGTTAAGCAGCGCATTGCACTCGGTTCTATCAAGCACATTTTTCAAGCCTCTCTAAAGCAAGCACAAAAGGATCATGAACAGATTGTCGAAGAAGCTCCTACTGGCGCAGATCTGGAAGAATATATGCTTTCTTACTCGCGTGCCATCAAAGAAGGAGCTTTCTGACTATGGTCTTCTTTACTGACGGCGATTACGACAACGACCCCGAGCTTGACTGGGAACGTCCTCAACGCTTGAACAGACAGTTAAGCCTTCAGCAATTGGAGAGTCGTTTAGAACTATGGAAACAAAAGCATGAGGATATGTGCCTTAAGCTTTATCGTGCTGCCACTGGCATTTGATTATGAGTCAATTTACTAAGCTTCAGGAAATGCTAGGAGAGGCTCTTGAAAAAGAGCCAAGCAGCGCAGAAGTGGTGGAAGTGATTGACACAATGGCAGAATGGTTTGAACTATTGCTGGAAGATATGGGCATTGAGCCAGCTTCCATTCCATCGCTTCTCCGCTGGCAATATTTGCATAGCGAAAGCAATTGATCAAAAGGCTCCCGATGGAGCCTTTTCTTTTGCCCAAGTATGATCTCCAGGGATAGGCTCCATCCCCACAGACCACGTATCAAAATCATCTTCGTTGCGAGGATCATAAACTTCCTCACTCGGTGGAATATACACTTCTCCCCTACTAAGCCATCGTGCAAGACGCTCACGTTCCTGCTCAGAAGACAATTTCCTTTCCATGGAAAACCAACTAATCTTCTATAGCTTATCTAGACAAAAGAAAAGGGGGCCAAAGCCCCCGTCTCTTTACAGTCTCCGATACTTGAAAACAACTAGGGGAAAACTCCTCGCCTAGAAGGGCGGCGTGCCTCTCAGGAGAATGACTAGCTCCTTGGCGAAGCCATACAGCATCACCCACGCCACCGTCAAGTGTTCACCCTCACGGCCCGCCTTACGACAGGAGCAGCAATTAAGCCTCTAGAACCGACTGCTCACAAACTGTAACACATGCTGCTGCTCACGACGGCATGCTTGACAGGCATGGCACAATGGTAAGACCGTTGTCCGCGAGGGCGATGGGCCTCTCTAGCTCTTTTCACCATCTTGATGCTTTCACGATTTCTTCTTTCTCTGCTCCTTCTGGCTCCTACCATTCCTGCCCATGCCGCGTCAAGGCAATGCGGCGAAGCCTCGCATTATGGCATGGGAGATGGCTACCACGGCCAACGCACTGCTAGTGGCGTCAGGTTTGATGCTTACGGTTCCATTGCTGCTCATCCATGGCTTCCATTCGGCACACGCCTTCTCGTGACAAACCGTGACAATGGAAGGCAGACAGTGGTGACGGTCAATGATCGCGGCCCATACTACGGCGGGCGCATTCTTGATTTGTCCTACGGCAGCTTTTCAAGACTTGCTTCGCCCGGGCAGGGCACTGCTCGCATTTGCTTCTCTCGCTTGTGATGACCATGCTTCGTAACGTGGCTTCTTTCGCGCTGTTTTCCTGCGCTTTTGGCATTGGTGTTTTTGCCATTGTCGCGGCTCCTCAGGTAATGCCAAACCAAGCGGGCTTAACAGAATGCCTGAAGCTCCATCCAGAACGCTACTGCCGCATTGCTAACGGCTTCCACGTGGATCCTCTTGACAACGCAGTTCAGTAGCTCTATTGTCCCCATGGAAGCAAAAGGGCTCCAAAAGGAGCCTTTCCTTCCTTTACCAGCGATGGTTCCTCCAATGACTCAAACGCCTTTTCTCACGCGCTCTCAACGTGCTATTGCCCGCATGGTCAAAAATGCAGGCTATGAACTGACAAACTATTCTCAGAATGATCGTCTTGCTGCTCGCACTAAGCTTTTGGCCGTTGTTTCTAAAGCGCCTGATCATGCCCCAGCAAGCAAACCATACAAGCGCACAAAAGCTTATTTCCGCACGCTAGCTGACAGCATGGAAGATCACGTCTGGCGCTATTTGTAATGGCATTAAAGGACAATAGACGCGCATTGCTCGATCTTGTTAAAAAGCATGGTTTTATTCTTCATCGCAAGAATAAACACTATGTGTTTAAGCATTCTTCTGGCAAGACTCTTGTTTGCAGCACAAGCTGCACTGATTGGCGTGCGTTGAAGAATGTAGAGCGTGACATTAAGCGTCTGTTGTCCTCATGAAATTCTCCGTTGGCACCATTGTCGATTTGTATGACTTTGGCTTTAAACAATGGAGAGGAGAATACATTATTACAAAAGTTATTCCTGAAACTGGCTTATACAAAATCAAGAATACAAAAACAAATAGCCAGCAATTCGTCAAGGAAAAAGCCTTGCGAATAGGGCGTCTCAAGCCTTTCCGCATTGAAAGCCTTCAGTGAATGTTACAAAATGCAACAACGGGGCCGCCAGGCCCCTTTCTCATATATTGTTGTTTTGTTCGCGCCTCTCGCAACCATGACCACCATCCCTACTCTCCATCTCAACGGCACTTCTAAAACTGATCTCAGAGATGAATATGCTGCCGCCTACGATGCTCTCACCAAGGCCCTAGAGGCTTTTGCTTCTACCACTTGCAACGGACGAGATTTCTATCCGCAAGGCCCTGATGCTTACTACCAAGCTCGTGATGAGCGCTCAGAAGCTTTTGGCCACATTGAAGCAGCAAGGAAGTACGTGGGTGAAGTGCTGATGGGCATCTGCGATCAAATGTAAAGCTTTGTAACAGTCCCCGTTTAGGGGGCCTTTCTCCTGTATTGTTCTCTAGTCGTCAGGCAGCGATGCCTCCTCTCATGGACAAAACCACTCTCATCAAACAGTTCATCTTCAATGCTGGCAGCAGCATTGTCAGCGTGCAATTCATTAAGGCTGATGGCTCCGTTCGCAGTCTTCAGTTCAATCCTCGCGACAGCAAGGAAATTAAAGGCACCGGCACTGCCATCAAAAAGCCTTCTATTGTCCGTTGCCGCGATTTCTCCATTGCTCGTAGCGCAGGTGAAGGCGCCTGGCGCTCCTTTGATTGCGAGCGCGTGATCAGTGTTAAAGCAAACGGCCAATCCATTTCCTTCTGAACAATGTTTCACAAAGTAATTGAAGGCTGGAGAACCAGCCCTTACCTGGCCAAGCTTGAAGCAGATCGCCAAGCGCAACACTCCGGCTATGGCGTCAGACAATTCCTCTGCGCTGATGGCTCCCAGAAATGGGAAGCTTACGGCTGGGAACGCATCACTGATCTGCAGCTTCACGATACTTCTTATGGCATCTTTGACCATAAATGGCAAGCTGAACAGTATTTCAACAACATCCTCTGATCATGCCTTTCTTCATTGCAACTGCCCTGCCCGAACTGCCTCCCATGGTTCAGCAAGAGCCAGCAAAGAATCGCCAGCAAGAAATCCTAGAGAAAATCATGCAGCAAGCTCCTGCTGCTGCTGAGCGCTCCTTTGGCGACTGCACGTACCAATGGGGACAATGGAAGCTAGCGAGTGATGGCGTGCGCACTACGATACGCTCCTGCAAAGGAGAATCCGCCCAAACTCCTTCCTACATCGCCGTGAGCTGCCCGCTCCTGCAGGTGAACACCACGGAAGCTGGTAAATGGAATGGCTGGCGTAGTCCCATTGCTAAAAGCGCAAAACCAGGCGAAGCCATGATGGTGGCCACGCTCTGCGCCAACGTCACGCAATAGGGCTTTGTAAAGCTTTGTAACAAGGGGGCTTCTGGCCCCTTTCTGCTGTATTGTTCCTTTGTTCTGAGGCGCGAGCCTCTCCTCAACGACCCTGACTTTTGCATTATTGAGCTGAATCATGATGAATCAAGAAATCAAACAACGCTGGATACAGGCTCTTCGCTCTGGGGAATACCAACAGGGTAGGGAAAATCTTTTCCATTGCGGTAAATTCTGTTGTTTAGGCGTGCTCACTGATCTCTACATCAAAGAGCATGGTCTTCAATGGAAGCAAGATTCTGGCGATCTGTGGAGCTTTGAAGAAGAAGGAGGAACTCTCCCCCGATCAGTGCAAGACTGGTCTGGCATCTTAGAGCCCAATCCTATGATTCTTGATGATTTTGCTACAGCTCATAATGATCGATACGCAGAAGATTTTACCACCATTGCTGATTACATTGAAAAAGACAAAGGACTTTGATCATGCCTTATTCTCTCATTGTTGATGATGAATGGGGCGTTCCATACGCCCTAAAGACTTTTGAAACCATTCAAGACGTGCATGATGAAATTAGGACGATGGACGAAGAATTAGACAATGTAGGCCCAGGAGCTGCTTATGCCATTCGCTGCATTATTGACCAGCTCAAAGAAATTGTCCACGAGGCTGAAGAAGAGCCTGAAACCATTCCTGATCGCCCTGCTTTTTGAACAATGCTGACTATTCTCACTTATCAGTATAACGGCCCGTATTTCCCTTCCACTAAAGGCCGCTACCAAGCGGCTCGCTTGAGAGACCTTCTATTCCACGTCAGGCAGGCGATGGAGGATAGGGAAGATACTATTGCCATCTTTGACCAGCAAGGCTCTTGTAGGGGCATCTGGCGCAGGGATGTTGAAGGACACATAGACAGCGCTGGTGATGCCATCGTTGATCATGAAGGCTATGAGCTGATGCGGCCTGATACCAAGGAGCAATGGTTATGGAAGAGGCTTCGGGAGCAAGTGAAATGATCCTCGTTGACTTCTTCTCTGAAGATTGTTGTAAAGGCACGGAACTAATTGAAGGTTGGTATTTTTATGCTGATGACAATGAAAGCTTGGTAGGAGGACCATTTACAAGCGAAGAAGCCGCCCTAAAGGCGGCTTTTGATGGTCATGGTTGGTAGGGAAAATAATTGCTAGCATGGCGAAACATCGCGAGACTGGCATCTCGTGACGTTTCTAACCACTACCAAAGAAGGAGTTTGGCCATGGCTGAATACAAGCATAGCAGCGTGCCTACAGGGTTTAAGGAGATCCCTGGGTATGACGGACGCTATTTCATCAATGAGAAGGGCGAGGTGTGGAGCGTGTTGAAAAATCGCTTCATGAGCAAGCATCTTAACGCGAAGAAGATGTATTTAACTGTGCCATTAAGCCGTAAATGTGAGCGCATGCGTCCGCGATTGATTCACCATCTAATGGCAGTTACTTGGATGGAGAAATGCCCCGGAGAGTGGGGAGCAGCCCGTGGCAAATACCAAATCAATCACAAAGATGGAAATAAGCAGAATAATTGTCTTGAAAATCTTGAATGGGTAAAGCACGAAGAGAATTTAAGGCACGCTTGGGATAATGGATTGCAAAGTGCTGGAGAAGATCGGCCAAATGCCCAATTCATCTCCGAACAGGTAAGGCAGATTCGCCTAAGGTTGATTGCTGGTGAAAAATGCAAAGCAATCTCTATTGAGCTTGGCGTAAGCGTTGAAAGCATAAAGAAAATTCAACAGTACACTTCATGGAAGCGCCAAGACTGGGATTTAATTGAGCCGATGATGAAAATTTGCAAATCAAAATGGTTAAAGGTGACATTGCAGTGCGTGCGAGAGGGAGGCCACTTTTGGGATTATTCTCGCCCTCGTGTTCTTTGATTTGTAGCACTGGGGCGAGTATCGCCCCATTTATTTTGAAATCGGCTAAGTCTGTATCTAAGACCCGGCGGCGAGCGTATCAGGCAAGGCCAAGAGTGTATAAGATCCGGCGACGAGTGTATCAGACCCGGCGACGAGCGTATCACCTTTCTTTTATATAGTTTCATCTCATCATCACATCATAACGCTGCCGTTATATGCGCATAGCCGCATAGTAGTACAAACGTACTAGCCTGAGGCGAGGGCGATTCCCCGGTTCTCCGATGGGGAATAGGGAGAATATACCCTACCTGGCAAGCGTGAAATATACCCTACCTGGCAGCCGTAGACATAGCCTACTGGTGACGGCCTTAAAAGTAAGCCACTGGTGGCGCGCTGATTCTTTCTGCCTACTGGCGCGATTCTGCCGAGCTTCAGTGAGACCAACTGCTGCGCGTGGCTGCCTACTCTCACCAGCGTGATTCTGCCGCGATCGCCTATGCCTACTGTTCCGCCGTATTTGTGCTGTCTGCCGCATGGCCTTAGGTGAGCCTCACTGCGCAGCGCTAGTTGAGCCCTACTGTTTAGCGCTAGTTCTCTCTCACTGTTTAGCGCTAGTTGAGCCCTACTGTTCAGCCCTAAGTGTAGATGTTTCAATACGTAACGCCGCTGGCGGTTCTGGCGCTCCCAATGGTATGGGCGCCGATTGTTGCCGATTGTTGCAGCAGCGGATTGTTTCGCAGGTTTCGTGATACGCGCGGGTGCGCGATCGTCTCTCTGCTGCACACTGCACGCAGTCTCTCCCTTTTGATAAGCCTGGCTTGTCATTCTGCTGCGGATCGGGCACTGATAAGCCTATCCGCTTATGTCCCGCCAAACGAGTGCTGACTAATCGCCCGTGCTTATCACAAGCGCTCTCCCCCTTTACGGCCGCTTTTGAGGTCTGTAGTGTTCCCTCAGAACCTAGAAAACTGAAAAGCAACGACACCGAGCGCCACCAGGCGTTCGCGCGCGGGCTTTTGTGGCCGCCGTGATGGCGCGGGATCAAATCCCGCCGCGCGCTTTGCCGGCTTCTGCCGGCCTTTCCCTCTCTTCTCTTTAATGGCTTCTCTTTCTCTTTCCCAGCTCCGTTCTTTCCCTTGGATTGTTTGCGATCGCGCAAGCCTCCGGCCTTGCGACCTTGCAGACGCCTTTCTTGGTGCTGCCGATACAATCACGGAGCTTCTTTCCCTGCCACGTCCTGACGGTCTGACGCCTGCCGGTTTGCGCTCTTCTTCTGTGGCTCTTCTGCAAAAGCTTGCAACGGACTCCGCTTCTTTCGTTGCTGACCCAGCTTCAGAAGAAGCGCTTTCAGCGCTGGAAGAGCTTTCCGCTTGGCTAGATTCTCGCAGCCCCGCGGGCTTCTCTTTCGGCGCTTCTGAAGGAGATGGCGCCTTGTTCGGCTTCTTCCTTTCTTCTGACTGGGAAGAAGCGCTGGAAGAACGCGGCCTTTCTTCTCTTCTTGAAAACCCTGAAGCTTGCGCTCTTCTTCTGCAAGAAGCGGAAGACATTGGCCTGTGTCCCGATACCTTCTGTGACGGCTTCCAGGGAGAAGCTGAAGGCTACTCCGAAGAAGAAGCTGGAAGAGACTACGCTCAATGTCTCGCGGAAGAGACAGGAGAATGCGACTTCTCCCGGCTTCCTTGGCCACAATGCTGTATTGATTGGGCAGAAGCTTGGCAGCTTCTTGAGTACGACGGTTTCACTCTTGCGCCTTCTCCCTGGTCTTGCCGCTGGTATGTTTTGCGCTCAGTCTGAAGCTTTCTCGGCCGGCTTCTGCCGGCCTTTCTTTCCTTCTCTTTCCTTTCTCACAATGTCCATTGTTCCGGCCTTTCTTTCCACTGTTCACGATCGCATCGAACGCCTTTCCGCGCTTTCTGGCTCTTTCTACACTGTCAGTCCTGACCGATACATTGGCGGCTGTAATACGTGGGAAAGCTATTCTCCCTTGGAAGAAGAGGAGCTTTCCTTCTCTTCCTTGGAAGCTACTGCTGGCAGACATTGCGGCTTCTCCAAGCTTTCTCCCTTTGAAACTTTCCAGCGCTTCTGTGAGAAGAAGCTCCACAACGTGACCGCGCTTGTCTTCTGTCCTGACTACTGCCAAGGAAGCGACTACAGCGGAAGCTTGGTAGAACTTTCTAACTGTGACGTACTGGCAGAAGACCACTACGGGAAAGGCGTGTGGCGCCTTTATGGCGGCCATGGCTCTTTTGGTCTTGCTTTTGACATACGCTTTCTCACAGAAGAAGCCCTGGAAGCCCTGGAAAGCTTGCAAGACTACCCGCTAGCTTCAGAAGACAGGCTTTCTGAGCTTGAACTTGAGAAAGACGGAGAAGCTTGGGAAAGCTGGGCTTCTTCTGACTTTACGAAAGAGCTTCTGAAGCTTCTTTCTTCTTTCTATCAAGAAGCCTCAGAAGACAAGCTAGAAACCCTGGAAGACAAGCTAGAAAGCTTGGAAGACGAGAAACTTTACGGGCTCTTCCAAGAAGCCTGCGAGATTGGCAACCACTACTGGGAAACCGGACACCAAGACCGCTGGGTTGATTGCGAACGCGTGGCAGCTTCTGTCAGCTTCTCTTCTCTCCTGGAGGCTCTGGCGTGATCCGTCTTGCACTTTCCAAGAAAGAAGCTTTCTTCCTTCTTCTCACCGTAGAAAGCTTCCTGCCAGAAGCTGAGCCAGAAGAACTGGAAGCCCTAGAAAGCTGCCTAGCCAAGCTTCAGGAACTTGCCCCGGCTTCTCCCTTTAAGACCGCCACAGAAGCCCGTTACAGCCGTTCCTGACGCCCATAGGATGACAACCCCATTAGCCCTGCCAGTACTGGTAGGGCTTTTGTTTCGCTTGAAAAAGGGACTATCAGCCACATTTGCACTGCAACTGTCAGTATTAAGTTATATTTCAATTCGCCGTGTTAAGCTTTGCAACAATGCTTGACAGGGCGCAGTAGCAGGGGGGTGAAAAAAAACTGGGGCTGGGGTATACGCCTCGAAAAGTGGCGCAATTTTTCGTCCAGAAAATCGCTTTTATTTACCAAGGAATGGAACAGAGTCTATGAATTGCTGTTTATCGGGAACTATCACACGTTTTTGCTGAGAGGGGATGAGGAGGGGAATACATTGATGAGCGAGGGATTGATCCAGGGAATTGAGATGCTGAAGGAGAGGAGCTTTAGCAAGGAACCATTCACCTTCTCGGCGAAGTTCTGCGAATTGCCGATGAAGATGCAATTCCTGCTTGGGGCCATCCACCTGATTGAGTGCTAGTAAAAAAATTCTAGGAATAGCCGTAAGGAAAGTTTCAAATCGGCTATGAAGGGAAGATGAATAGCCAATTTTAACAAGAGAAGAATCAACAGGATTGGCAATGTAATAAATAATATGCCGACCAATGACACCATGAATATCGCGTGCATATTTTTGCTTCCGTTGGCGTTCTTTTTCTTGAGACACTGTATTGCCGCTGCGAGATGGGCGAGAATAATTCAAGGCCGCTTGGCGTCGACATGCTTTACAGGCAGACTTGAGTCCGTCAGACATTTTTGAATCTTTTCCAAAAGCAGAGGAAGAAAGAAGAACCTTGCATTGAGAGCAGATCTTAAGTTGTTGAGTGAGAAGATCAGAATGCGCGAGCATGTTTTGCCGGTAAAGGCCACGATTGTAGCCAAAGCTTTTGACGAGAGACATTCAATGTCAAGGAAAAGTGGTAGTACCATAAAGCTAGTAGTTGTACGCTGAAAGCAAGCCGAAGGCGCCGCTTGAAGCGTTTCCAGTAATAGACAAGACAAATGGAGACGGCCCTAAGCCGTCGTAATGACGCACAAAATCGCGCACTTTCCTTTCCATCGTTCTCAGCAAAAAGGCGGCCTAAAGCCGTCGTTCAAGCTTTTAAAGATGGTATTGTCCTTAATTTGCCTGTTCCCAGAAGCTACGCATAGCTTGGCCGTGTCATCACATAAGACTGACACAGCTTTTTTGAAATTCGCCCCTCGATGGAGAGGCTCCGTCCCTTTGGGGGACTCCGCTACTAGGACATCGGGGCTGGTCTAGCCTTCTTGTCCGTCACTTCGCGCTTGGGGCGCTCCGTTGGAGGAGAGATGTCCGGGAGGGACTAAGCGGGAGGAGCCGGGCTTGGCGTGTGCTCCGCTTACGGTAATCGTATCTCAGCCTGTGGGTCAAATGTGGCTTTTTCCGTATCATGGTGATACAAAAGCTAAAAAATCTTCACAATTTCTTAAGGATTCATGAGGGCATGGTCGTTTGCTGAAAAATGTATTAAATAATGCATGCACGATTTGTGAGAAGAACTAGCGTGGTAAAACTACGAGCTATTACAATGCTTGGTTTGCCAGAACGCCAGCCATTTAACTATGGTCCTTATAAGCTTTGGCCATGTTTTAGTAGGCCAGAATTTCAATGGTTTGCAGCGATAGACGGCAAGCCTTGCTATTTCAAAAGCTTGAATGAAGCGAAGCTGTTTATCAAAGATTTGGTCTCAAACGAGGATGCTGAGAATTTGTGCGACTAAAGGAAGATTTCCCATTTCCATCGCCTTGACTGAGCTAGCCTGCTTTGGTTGATTCTCAGGGGCCATTGGCCCCTTCTTTGTCTTATGGCGCTCAAGAAAAATGCAAAGTGTGAACCAATTGCTCGTACAGGGCGAGTGCAAGATTGGCTTGATAGCCCCGAGGGGCGCCTCGCGGTGAGCTGCACCACATTTGTAGTGGAAGATTCAATGGAAGGGCCGGATGGAATTGAGGCGTCGTGGCGTTTTGTTTCTCATGCTCTCCGCAATGCCGCTGGCGCTGCTGTTAATTTGTCAAAACTTCGTTCGGAAGGCTCCGAAAATGGACGCGGCCTTACCGCGAGTGGCCCGGTGAGTTTTGCTGGTTTGTATAGCAAACTAAATGAAGTACTGCGGCGTGGTGGCGCGTTTAAGAATGGCGCCGTTACTTTGCATCTTGATTATGACCATCCAGATGCAATTAAATTTATCAATGCATCGCGGAGCGAGCTGCCGTGGGTGAAGCGTTCTTTAACCATTGATGAGCAATTCTTTGAAAAAGCATCGTCTGAATTAATTAGCGCTTTGCTTAAGGGAATTGGCAATGGAGATATGTGGCTAACTAAGAAGCGTTTTGATGCAAAGGGGGAGCGTATTTGGCCGAACGTTTGCGAAGAGATTTGGCTGAAGCATCGTGGCACTTGCCTACTGCAGCACGTCAATCTTGGCGCCTGTAATTTCGATAATTTGCAAGGCGCTTTTATTGAAGGTATGCAGCAGTTAGTTGATCTCCATCCCAATACTGGCGTGGGTGACACTGGAGAATATCTTTCTCCCACCATTGATAAACAAATTGGGCTAGGAGTGCTGGGCCTAGCTAATTTCCTTTCCATCCATGGCATTAGCTATGAAGATTTCGGAAAGGCGCTCGAAGCATATCTGGACAATGATCCTCATCCCTGGGCTCACCATTGGAAAGATATGCCTGCTGGCGAAGCAGTGTGGCAATTGGATCAAGGCATTCAGAAAGCAGCAGAAATTGCTCGTGAGCATGGCATGGAACGTGCTTTCTGCATCGCCCCCACTGCATCGTGCTCCTATCGCTACCTTGACACTCGTGGCTTTACCACTGCTCCTGAAATTGCTCCTCCCATTGGTCGTATTGTTGACCGGGATTCTGGTACTTTTGGCGTGGAGAGTTTTGACTATGGCGAAGTGGAAATTGCTGCTGAAGTGGGCTGGGGAAATTACAAGCGCGTTGCTGATGGCATTGTTTCTCTTTATCAACGCACTGGTCTTTTCCATGGCTATTCTTTTAATAGCTGGTCAGACTTGGTAATTTATGACGAAGCATTCCTGCGTGATTGGTTAGAATCTTCTCAGA